ATAAAATAATTGATTTAACGCAAAATAAGTAATGCTCGTTTCCGCTGGTATAAATCCCATCGCGTTACTTGATGAAGCATGAACACGCCCACCACTCGCTTTGTTTGTTGGTGCGTAAGCCATCGCGGTTTTCGTTGTTTGGACCTCAAAAGGAACAGAAGCGAAAGCATTATTTGTAGAGGTCCATGCGGTTGATTTTTGCACTTGGCCGCGGAAGATAGCAAATCTGATTCCAAAAACACATACGACTCTGTATTGAGGTGTGTTACTTTCCGCTGTTGAATATCCGGAATTCAATATTAGGTTCTGCCACGGTGTTGAATAAAACGAATCTGCATCAATTGAAAGCTTAATATTTCCATTCTCATTAAACTGCAGAGATTTACTAGTTAAAATAGAATTTCCTAGGCTACTTTCCCCGGCAACATCGATTAGTTTCTGCGCAACTTTGTATCCGCCTAATGTACTGATGATGCTTTCTAATACTGCCGACCCTATACCCGTAGGCAAATATGAAGTTGAATTGAACCCGTCATCATTCATTTTGACAGTTCCAGTGTAAAGATTATCGTCGCTATCTTTGTAATTTATGTTATGAATAAATTCCGCACCAGTAATGCTACCACTCTTCACATCACCAAGCTCGGCAGTGATAGCTGAAAGTTTACCCACACGCAATGCGTTGTAATCCAAAGGTAATTCTACCCAACTATTCCCGTTCCAAGTAAAAACACCAACAATTGTTTTAGTGTTTTCGTCTATTTTAAACCATGTGTCACCTTCGACTGGATCGCTTGGCTGAGTTTTATCAAAAACCGGTTTATGATTACTAACTGATTCAATCAATGCATTGTTCGCAACGGTAATCGCCTCTTCTATTTTTTCGTTAATTTCTGGATCTGCTTCCTTAATATCTAATGTTTGACTCACCCATTTTTCTCCATCCCACCTTCTCAAAACATTTGGTGTCACACTACTATCCATCCACAGTAAATCGGTGGTCGGGTTTAACGGTGCTTCACCAGCTACTATTGCATCGTTAATATCTGTTAATGTTATTTCCGCTGCTGCTCTAATTGTCATTATCCAACATCCTTTCTTCTGGCATAGCATAAATACGATTGTATCGTTTGCCCGCCTCTCCTTGCCCTAAATTTAGCTGCATCATTCGCTTGCCATTTGCATCAAGAAATGGATACGCTCCTTCGCATTCGTTAGTTGAACCTTGTGCAGGATAATATTTTTTTTGAAAAATATGATGATAAACTAAACTATTATTAATCATATCCCAACACCAAACTTGATTTTTATCAGTGCCTGTAAAACTCCCTCCTGCTGACAAATACGCATATGGAAACATTACATGCATTCCTTGCAGCGTATACAAAGTAGCTGTAAATCCACAATCTCTTGTCCTGAATGTATATAAAGGAGCTATTCTTCCGGCAAATAAATCAGACTTTTTAAAAACATTAATACTTAAATTGGAAACGCCTGGACTCATAACTACATAGTCGCTTGTTTTGTCGTATGTCACTCGGAAACCGTCAGGCGCTTCAAGTTTAAATACCATCGACTCATCGTAAAACTGTTCTTTCAAAGGGACATATTTAAACATTGCTATCGCCTTCTCTGCCAGGGGCAATGGTGTTACATAATAAGACCAGATGTGCGCCTCACCAGACGAAGTGTCCACGCCAAACATAGTCCCATGTCCTCCGCCGAGAACCCACATCATATCGACGAAAGTACCATCAAGCGTAGTTCTATAAATATTGTATGATTGTTGTCCACCGACTTTACTTTTTTTACTTCCGTAATATTCTTGCGACCAATAAATGTAACCATTTTCCACGTCTATTTGCGCACATTGCATAACCGATAAATTTACTTCTATCCCAGCAGGGAATTCGCGTGGAAGTTCAGCATACATATAACTTTCTTCTTCATTAATCATTAATATACTAGCTTCACTTCCTTGATTAACCGAACATCTGATAGTGGCATTGATAAAAACGTCTTCTCCAGAGATATTAACAACATTACCTACGCCTATCTGTGCGTCTTCCCAGACTAAGTCGTGTGTACCATCATTATTTATTTTCTCCCAAATAAAATCACCACGCTCAATACTATTCGTTATGTTTGTTTTTCCATCATAAACTCTTGCAATAAGTTGTGTAGTGCCAGCATTGTTTTTAAAAGTAGAACCACTAGTGCTAAATAATTCTACTTTCCACGTCTTCGTTTCTTCTATTTGTTTTTTAGCTTCTTCAATTTGTGCTTGAAGTTCCCAAATAGCCAGCGGTGTGACGTTTTCCAATTCAATATAATCACCAAGTACAACCTTGTTTTTAGACGGATCACTAAAAGAAGTTGTCTTTTCTATGATTCTTGCAGATAAAGTTATATCCATGTCCAAGTCGACTACTCTCACTGTGTCTCCAAGTGTGACTTGGTGTGGTTCATAGCCTAACATCTCTGCTAGTAATATCACGTCTACCTCGTACGTAGATAAAGGATGATTAACTTTTTCAAGCTCTAGTATCGCCCAATCTTTTAAAGCTTGCGCATTTGTTATTGTATCTTTTGTTATGACCCCTTTTAAATATTCTCTACCATCGTTATACAGCCAGTTCGCTTCATCATCATAAATGTAATTTAAACCATTATTAACTGATTTAATTGTCAAACCATCTTTACCAAGCGGGATAAGAGCAGTGTACATCGTTTTATCAGTTGTAACTCGTTTAAGACCTTGAATGTCTCTTGCATACTCAAATCGTTTCGCAGTATTGTTGCCTCGTTCGTCAACTAAATCAAATTTATAATTAATGATTTGACCACCAAAGCTTTCTACGTAAGCATCAATTTCTGCTTTATATTCTGCAATAATTTGTTGTAATCCAGCTTGAGCCGTTATATTGTCTGCAAATTCAATAGTGCGTATTTGTCCAACAAATTCTCTCTTACCGATTGACCATCCTGTCTGTTGTAAAATATATTCAAGCGCCATGTCAGCTCTTATATCAGTCAGTAATTTATTGGAAATAATAGTTGCATTTAAATCATAAATAAATGCATTTTCTGCTGTTGCTTTGATGTATCGTCCTTGCATATTTAACCCGTTTTCAGATTCATAAATACGAAATAATCGTAACTTAGCTTGTTCGTCTTCAAACAAAATATAATTACCTTCGTGAATATGTTCAGCCATTTCATGTTCTGCGGGGATGGTAACAGTGTATGTGTCATCAAAGTTTTCAAGCTTCTCATTTCTCTCATCATCCCAAAAAGGACACGAAAAAGGCATGTCATTAGATAACACGCCTACAGTTGTTCTTTGTCTATTTAGAATTGTTAACATTCTATACCTCTCCTAATATGTCGTCGGTCTGTATTCTATGGACCACTCCGCTCCTTCGCTGAAAGCCACTGGAGTTTGATAGCCACCAAAAAACGAAGGAAATGAACTTCCAATTGCTAAATTTTCCATGAACACTGAACCGTTTTTCATTATGACCCCAGCTTCACAATCAATCATAATCTCATCACCTTTATGGATAATAACCTCTGGATTATTTTTAACATCTGCTTCTGGATTAACTTTTTGTACAACCAAGTCGCAAAAAACAACATCATTGTCTTTGTAAGTTTGATTATTAAAATCTTCTGGAATATCCATTTTGGCCATGTAAATTCCGATGCCTGCTAACTTAGTAGCAAATTTGTTATTTGAGTCTTTCCATTTGTAGGTTCGTTTCCAAGCTTGACTACCTTTATCGTTCAATTTAACTATTTCCGCAATAAACAACTGTCCACGCTTTTCAATAGATAGATTAAAGTACGCATCTGAAAATTCATTATAGTTATTTCCGACTTCATACGTCGTGTTTATTGTTTTCCAAACTTGCTTAGTCTTTGTTTTACCTTTTTCTGTATACTTCACTGTTTGTTGTACTTTTTTTGAATAAACCACTTTCGTATTCTTTTTCTTAACTACTTTCCCCTCAGTTGCAGCAAAAAGGTATCTATCTTTCGTTGTTCTCCCAATCTCTAGTCCCAAATTCATAGCTCTCCCATTTTGGGCATCTTTAATCATAAATTTACCAATGCGTTTGCTATCTTTGTCTAATAAATACAATTCTATTTTTGTTCTAGCGCGTGGGTATTTTTGAGTAATATTTGCCAATCGAGCGGTGACTTTCCAATTGTCTAATTCTGACGTCAACATTCGTTTCATTACAGGACCTCTCCATGATTTGTAAGGCGCGGTTTCTGTTTTTTCACCATAGGAATTTACACGAATGGTGTTTATAGTTTGTTTAAATGAACTTGTTTTCGCAGGCTTACCATTTTCTAGCTCCCAAGTAATATTACTTTGCCCAATACCATCCCACAAAGTCATGTCATTTGCTCTATCGGACAACACGTTCTCATACATTTTCACAGCTGTTTGTCCTGTATCGGGGTCAATATCAGCCCCTAGAAATATATAATCATCATCTGTTGCAAATGATAGACTAGTTAAATCGTCGGTTGCTATCGCATGAATAATTGGACTTGTTGATTGTGAACCCGCCACTTCGATTATAGCCGGGCTTTCTGGTAAACTAATTTCTTGTTGTTCTCCATATCCACGAGGATCACTACATATAAATGTAATGGTTGTTGTATAATTATCTGTCTGTAATTCTGTTAACTCTGCCATTTGGGCAAAATGACCGTAATAAATCCATTCCGGTTCATCATCAAAGATTATTTCGCTTTCAAAACTATTAGTTTGGATGATTAAGTTATTAAGATCGTGTGCTATTTCTACTCGTTCAGTTTCCGATTTCCCCATAAGCGTAATATTAATGTCAAAGCTTCTAGTACCAACGGAATTACCAAAAAAGTACCCACCGATTTTGGCAGGTACTTCTTGGATATTCTCAGTGATATTGATTGCATTTCTTTTGATACTATTAACAACTGCTGGAATGTCATTGCTATGAATTCCGGCGTACGTAAATCCTATTTTAGTCACGTTTTCTAACCCCCTGAACTCGGTCTTTTCTACTTATACGATTGTTCTGCATTTTTGTAATTGCAGGTTCCACTAAACTTCCGACCTTATTTGTGTCCATGTATACGTCACTATTTTTTTGAAGTAGTTGCATTAAAATCTGATTCTGCTGTTGAAGCAATAAAATCATGTCAGAATTGTCAGGACTATTGACAACAACACTTCCTCCATCGTTCATTCCAATGATTTCTTTTGTTTTTTTGATTAATTGAACTGCTCGATTTTTCCGAGTAAGCGGTATGACTACTTCTGGCTTATTGCTCTCAGCAACTTCTATCATTTCATTTTTGTTTACAAAACCACCATTAGCAAATCTACGATGTCCTCGTGGTCCCCAACCTCGTTTACCATAAGGTAAATCGTTTCTCCATGACGAGTTGTTGAAGAATGCCAGTAACTGGTCATAACCAGAAAATATATTGTTATGCCCTTTCATTCTGTATGCATTGAATGTTTGTGGGATATATTGAAGCAATCCTTTAGCTGGATTACCTGATAGTGTATTAACATCCACAACAGCAGATGACTGAGTAATTTTTTCATTCCCGCCAGATTCACGATGAATTTGTGCAATAATGCCTTTTAATTCACCACCGGACAAATCCACTTTCATAGCTAGAGCTGCCTTTTTAATGACACTAGACCACGCCGAAGCACCTTTCCCAGCCGGTCCTGCCACTGGCGCAGTTTCTTTAAAACCAGACAGCATTTTTTCTAGAGGTGAACCGATACTGTTTTTCAAATAGTTCAGCACATCGGAACCTAAATTTCCATCGTTCCCCATTTTCACGCCTGCAGATAAACCACCAAAAAGTTTATTTAAATTTTTGATAGGATGCGCTGCCCAATCGAATGCTTTTTTAGAAAAATCAACTACTTTCCCAGCTACAGCTTTTGTTCCATCCCATGCGTCACTTAAAAAATCATTAATGGATGAATTCCCATTCGCAAAGCCAGGCAATGTTTTACCAAGTCCGCCTTGCATGACTTTTTTCGAATCTGCATGATTCAAAATTTTAGTACCTGGTGCAACATGTGTAATTTCTGCGCCATTTGCACCTAAAATTTGTGCTTGAGCGTTCCGTTTGTTGTATGCAATTTCAAAACCTTCTTCACCAGCCATGATTTGTCCGGATGCATTATTAGAACCTGTGTAATCCATTGCAAGGTTACTACCGTAGGAAGTTCTTTTGCTAGTATTTATTTTTTTTGTGTCATTATTATAACCTTTTGGCTTCCATTCTGGTATGGTAGGTAAACTAAAGAATTTTAATACTTTATTTATTCCACCGGTGACAGAGTTAATCACACCCGCTAAATTAACTTTAAAATTATCCCATTTCGATAATGATTGACCTGTTTCCCAGTCAACTTGGTTTAAATGACCAGTAGCTTGTGATTGAGCTTGACTGACTACTTGTTCATGCATTTCAGTTGCCGCTTTTACGGTTTTATTCTTTTGGCTCCTAGCTTTTTTTACAATATCATCATGTTGCTTTTTCGTAATAGTTCCATTCACATAATATTCTTTGTCAGCAGCAGCAACTACATCCTTATATTTCTTGTTAGCTTCTTTTACTGCTCCATCTTTTGCTCTCTTCGATTCGCTAACCACTTTTGAAGCTTGTTCTGTACTTAATTTCCCACTACTGTCTTTCAGTTTTCCTAAAATTAATTTTTGCTCTTTTGCAGACTTACTCAAAGAACTAACCACTGCTGTTTCTTGTTTTTTAGCAATTGTTTGAATTTGATTGCTATAACTTTGATTACTAGCTTTTCGTTGATTTGCAGCATTACGTTTGATGCTCGTAATTTGCTGTTCCTCTGAAGCGGTTAAAACTCTGCCTTCTTTTGCCGCTTTGTCGTTAATAGCTTTTATATCCGCTTTTTCCTTTTTAGTAATATCTGCATTTTTGGCTGCCATGTCTTTATTTAATTTCTGGATTTTTTCGTTGTTTTTCTTCACTTCATCTAATGACAATTTTTGTATTTTTGCTTGCTTCTCTTTAACCGCTTTTATGTCTGCTTCTGATAACATGCTATTCTTTGACAAAGTATTTAAATTCTTATCAGAACTTTTTTTAGTCTTCTCAAAAGATTTCTCGACTAGCGCAACCATCCCATTATAATTTTTGCTGATTTTAGCAGATGCTGATTTTGTAATCACGTCACCAGACATTTCTAAATATTTCAATTCAGAAATTGCATTTTGGGACATTGTTTTATATGAATTCACATTTTTTGCTGTATCTTTACTAATACCTTTTCCGGAAATATCCGTTTTCAAAGGATTGGAAAATGCCTTTTTAATTTCTGCATACCCAACCTTAGCTATTTTTATCTGATCATTGATTTGATTAACAGGTGCTAATAGTATAGGATGTTTTTTAGCAGAATCTGACAATCCATCCCACATATCTACAAATTTCTGTTGATATTCTGGAAATTCTTTTTGAACTTTCTTACCGAATGCCTGACCAAATTTCGTTCCCGCTATGCCTCCAACTGCCGCACCTATCGCGGTTCCGATTCCAGGAGCAATTGCTGTTCCGATTGCCGCACCAGCTGCGCCTCCCGCTAAACTTCCACCAGCACTGCCAGCTTTATCCCCTGCATTTTTTTTATTAATACCAATAAGTTGTGTTGCAGATAATGCAATTCCTAGCCCAGGTAGTGCCTTTCCAATACCTTTCAAACCAGCCCCAATTTTTCCGAATTTGCTATAACTCGCAATATCACCAGCCATATCAGCCGTAGATAGCGCTTTTGTTCCTTTGCTTCCTTTAAAAAACGAGCCAGCTTTACCTAAGAAACCTTTACCTTTCCCTCCAGCTACCGGCAAAGCGTTTCCAGCAAGTTGCGTAGTCGCTGCATTAGTTCCAGCAGCAACAGAGTTTTCTGCTAACGCGGCTGTTAATTTCTTTACAGGTGAGATAGCGGCGGCGGCTCCTTTGGCAATAAATCCAAAAGCTAATCCAGCAACTGGTATTGCAACTGCAACTACACCTGCTGTAGAGATAACCGTTTTAGTACTATCATTCAATCCATTGAACCAATCTGCTGCTTTTTGAATGTACTTTCCTAGACCACGTAATACCGGAGTCAATGATGTTCCAATGCTGATAGCAAAGGTCTCAATTGCACCAGAAATTTCTTCAATAGTACCTTTCAGATTATCCATTTTCATTTTAGCTACGTCATCAGCAGTTACTTTTCCCATTTCAGTGCGCATTTTCTTTATTCCATCCGCGCCTTCACGATAAGCAATATTCCCAGCACGAACTGCATCGGAGCCAAACATAGCACCTAGCGCCGCACTACGCTGTTCGGAGTTCAAATCTTTTAGACTACTTTGCAATAGACCAGATATTTCTTCTGCTGATTTTAATTCCCCGTTTGTATCATAAAATGCGGAGTGGACTGCGCCAGTGGAAACGGTCAATTCTTCAAATTCTTTGTTCACTTTAGAAGCACTTGCCTTTGGACCTGCCAAACTTTTAGCTAAATCTTGAATTTGTCCCATTAATTTGTCTGTATCATTCGAGAGTGGTTTTACACCATTTTCTTGCAATACTTTCATAGCAGTTTCATTGTCCACAATGCTTAACCCAAGAGCATCAAATTGTTGCCATGCCGCTTTTGTTGTAGGATGCAACCTTTGTAGCATCGTTTTTAGAGAGGTACCTGCATCAGAACCTTTTAAACCATTCTGCGCAAATACTGCTAACATTGTTGATGTATCGTCAAATGAGAGACCAACGCCACTGGCAACAGCAGAAACTTGTTGTAAAGACATCTTCATTTCTTCTACACCTGTGGCAGAAGCATTTGCTGCACCAGCTAGAATGTTTGCCGCATCCGCCACGCTCAAATTATCATCCTTGAACGCATTTAAAACTGTAGCTGCAATTTCTGCCGCTGACGCTAAATCTAACTCGCCAGCTGTTGCTAATGAAAGCGCTCCAGACAATCCGCCATTTATAACATCTTTAACTGAAAGACCTGCCTTTAAAAGTTCTTCTTGTGCCTGTGCGGCTTCTAATGCGGAGTATTTCGTATCCGCACCTTGTTGAATAGCAAGTTCTCTTAAAGCATCTTTATATTCATTTACCTCACCAGGAGACATGACAGATAAAGTGTTCGACATTTGTTGCTCAAAGTCTGCCGCTTTTTTTGTTGCGAAACCTAAACCAAGCGCAACTGGAGCCATGTACAAACTGCCTTTTTTACCGAAAGCGACAAGTTTATCTCCTGTCTCATTTAACTTTTTTTGATACTTGTCTAAATCTTGAGTCACTGCTCCCCACGGTGAGCTTTTAACAGCTTGCTCTCTCTTGAATTTCTTATAAGATTCTGTGGTAGTATCAATCTTCCTTTGCAAATTATTGTAATTTGCAACTTCATTATTTACTGCTTTTTTCCCTGCTGCTAAAGCTTTTGGCATTTGTTGTAATTCTTTGTTAAGTTTGTTGTATGCTTTTTGATTTGAATTGACTTCTTTTTCTGCTTCTTTTAATTCTTTTTCAGTTGCATTACCAGATTTAGAGAGCTGTTCAAAACGTTTTTTTGACTCAGTTAACGTTTTATTAGACTCTTTCAACTCTCCATTTAAAGAAGCATTTCGTTTTTCTAAATCTTTAAAATCGTTTTTAGTTTGAGAAACCATTTTGCTTTGAACAGATAACTTTTTATTAAGACCATCTAGCTCTGTTTCATAACGAGATAAAGTTTTTTCTCCCTTTCCAAATGCCGAAAGATTCGCTTTCATTTCGCTGTTCACAGAGCCGAGGGTCCGCTTCAACCCTTTCATTCCCTCGTCCACTCTAGTAGCATCTAGGTCTAGGTTAATCGACAATCCTTGAAGTTTATTCATTATTTACCCCCTTCCTCAATTGACATCTTGATATTGTGATACAAAGTCAACAAGTGAAACTTTGTTGTTTTCTGATTTTGCTTCTTCTTTTTCGATTATCAGACGACATAACTTCTTATACTCTTGATTATCTGTTTCTCGAATTGTCCAGCCATACTCTTTCATGCAGTAACGCCTAATTGCATCGAGATCGGACAAAAACTCGGTAAGCGTTATTACTTTGCTTCCTCATCTCCACCATCTTCATCCTCGTATTCATCTGGTGAAATCTCCCGAAAGACAGACACCAACGTATCGTTTAATTTCTTCGAAGGAATATTTTTTTTAAGAAAATCTATTGTAATGTTTTCATCATCAAATAATTTCACAATAAATTTTAACTGCATTTCCAAAATTGTCGTTTTCTTTGGATCGTCAGAAGTATTGATGTATTCTCTAATTTTTTCTTGTAGTTTCCAATATTCTTCTAATTCAATTACAGATGTATCTTCTCTCTCATATAGCTCTTTCTTTTTTTCTTTTTTATTAAATATTTCTAGTTTAATCACTATTTTCTCCACCTTTTTTATGATTTTGGTCAACAAAAAAGAGTAGGATTTCACCTACTCTTAAAATTTTTTATCCTTCCGGTACTACTGGTGTTTCAACAAAACCAGGAAAAGCCATGCTGTAAATTTTATCTCGGAATTCTTCGCCCACAGCCATCGCGAAAACGTCCCCAGCATCATTATAAACAAATTCACCAGTGAGACTAGTTGCTTCAGGTTCCTTTGGTTTGTCCTCAGATGTGTTTAATTTAACGTCATCTTGTCCATATTTTCCTTTTAATAAAGCAAAGAACACCGGCTCCCCTCGCAACGTTTCACTTTCCATCACGCATGACGCATATGGTGGAGCAGTGTTTTTCCCTACAGTTACAATACCATCTGCATTCTTTTGACGACCTAATAACTTCTGTCCTAATTCAAATGGAAGTTCCATGATACCGATTGTTTGCTTAACATCGCCAGAACCTTTTTTGGAAATGTAGTATGGACCGTTCGAAGCGAAAACTTTAATAGCTTCAGCATCAAGACCAGAAATATCAGCTTCAACCGTACCACCTTTTTTATTCTTACCATTTACTTCTACTTTTTCTGTTACCTTTTCGTCTTTTTCATCATAAATTCCAAAAGTTGCTTTTTCAAATCCGATTGTTGTAATCATTTATTTCACTCCTATTATTTTTTATTGATATAGTTTGTAGGGCAATCCGCTATATTTTCGTGCATCTACAAATCGCCCTGTTTCTGGAAAATATTCATCTAAACCACCAGCGAGTTGTCCAAATCCTATTTGTTTCATTTCTTTTCTAACTTCGTCTTGTATTTTTTTTACTATTAATCTGTCGTTAGATTGCACATCAATTTGTACTAAAAAATCTTCCATCCTGGATTCATTACTGGAAAAATTAGTTGGTATTGGAACATCTAAAGGTATTATTAACAAGAAGGTTTTTGTAGAATCACCTGTGCCTGGAAAATCATAATATTTAATTCTCTCTTCGCAAGTAGTGTGAATGATATCGTTTTTACTTAATGTTGTATATATGACATTCAAAATATCAATCATAGTTTATCACCTATTTTCTTCTGTACAATTGCCCTATAAGCTCTTTCAGATATTCTTAGTGACCTGGCAACACTACCTGTTCCTGCTGGTGTGATTTTTTTACCATTCCTTGTATAACCATATTCGTTGAGATGAATTATTTTGTACCTGTCTTTAGGACCTTTCCAGTCAATCTTTATACTTCTTACCCCTTTGTCATACGAAGGTTTTTCTATATTGATTTCATCAATAGATGCGCCTGTATCTTTAAATTGAACAAATTCACTTTTAAGTGTTTTTGCTACAAGAGTAGCACCTGCAATTAAAGCAGGGTCTACTAATTGCGGCAAGTTTTCTCGTCCAAATAAACTGACTAACTGTCTTTCCAACTCTTCTACTCCAGTAACTTCTACACTCATGTTTGAACCCCCAGAAGTATATTTACAAAGCGATTATTTTGCAAGTCTGGGCTAACATCAATCACATTAAATCTTTTGCCCAAATAACGATAATCTAATATTTCTACATAATGTTTGTTACTAACTGTATACTCACCTTTAGTGTCTCGAATATTAATTGTGACAGCTTCTTTTGTTCCCGTGCCATGTAAAATTTCTAAGTCCTTCATGGATGGTTTATAAACTTCTGCAAAACATTCAAAAAGGGTAATCTTTTCTATTTCACCTGGTTCAGGACCACTTGCCGGCTGATATTCAAAAAAAACAACCGGAGTACGTAAATCCCCGCTCTGAACTTTTTGAGGTTTAAACTGAAACTTCATCAGATTCACCACTTTCAGCTACATAGAGAGAGAAACCTAAGCTAGTTATTTGTGATTGAAAGTTTTCATTGAAGAATTCTATCGAATCATTATACGCGTATCTAGTACGATCAATGACCAATTCTCTTGCCCTAACATGTTCATCTACATTAAACAGCCCGCATTTTTCTTGTAAATCAGCAATAGAAAAAGATAGCAACTCTTTTAAATTGCTATCCTCGCTATTGTGAGAAATGTGCATACGCTCTTTAAATTTTTTAAGAAGGTCATCTGATACTTCCATGTACAGCACCTACTTTTTCTTGTCTTTTTTTGGTTTATCCAATCGCTTTAAAAAAGAAGTTCCCAAATTATCAGAGACTTCATCTGCACGTTTTACAGTCAATTCAATTTCTGTTCCTTTTTCATATACTTCTTTTGTTTCTTTGTCTTTGAATTTCTTTAATACTTCAAATTTAGCCATTTACAATCACCCTTCCGGAGTTTGTTCTGCTGGTTTGATATTTAATGTCCATACAGCAGAAGCTTTATCGTCTTTCGCTTTACCGTACGCAAATTGTTTTGCAGCATATAAATTAAGGTCTTCAAATGCAAGCGTTTGGTCAAAAGTAGAAATATCCAATGGACCACCAACAAGTGCATCATAACGTTCTGCTACGTAAGAAATAGCTTTCTTTTCTGGAACGAATAATGATTCAATGATATTTAAATTGTATGGGAGCGCAGTCACATAAACACCGTTCGCATTTAAGCTTGTGTATTGTTTCTTAACATCCCATGCATCCGTTGGATTGACTAGTAAAGTAACTTTACCTGCAACGTTTAATGGATGTTTGTTTTCTTTTACAGAGTGATATTTATATACATCTGTTAACTCATTAACCGTCACTTTAGGACTAGCAAATGTCAGTGTTCCAGAAGCAACTTTTTCTGGATATACACCATCGGTTACTGATGTCCCTTTAGCTACTTTTCGATTTAAACCAATCGGTTGAGATTTACCAGTACCAACGATAAACGCACTTTCTAACGCAACTGCAAAAGCTTCTTCAATTTGCGTAACAACAAAGCGTTTTACCCAAACAGGACCAAATTTTTCAAGGTCTTTAGGCACAACAACAAATGCCGTTAGCTTGTTTTGAATAGACTCTTCTTCACTGAATGTCGCATCTAGCTGTCCTTTAATTTCACCAAAAATATTACCCCACACGGCAAGACCGCTTGTTTCGGATTTTAAGAACTTAGTACGCAAACCAGTAGTGCGCATCCCGATGGATGCAAGGAAAGGATGTTCAGTTGTTAAATCTTCAAAGATTTCATCAACAACTGTTTGTGGTAGCAATGTTTCTTCTTTATATCCAACCTCTTTATTAATATCATTGAAGAATTTAATTTCTTCATTCGTGATATTTTTGTCAGTTCGGCTAGCTGAAATATATGCGTCCGCTTCTTGACGTGCTTCTTTCTTAGCTTGTTCCATGATATCAGCTGCCATCGCGTCTACCATTTCCACATATGCTTTATTTTGAATTTCTTGCGTGTCTTCGTTTTTAACAGCATTAACAAAAGCTGTCCGTTTTTCCTCGTAATTCGCGAGGTTGTTTTTTAATTTGATAGTCATAATTTATTTCCTCCTATTTTTGGGTATTAAAAAAGAAACCGTTTGAGTCCATTCACTTCCGACTCTTCCGATTCTTCCGATTCCTTTTCTTGTTCAGCGATATGTTGATTCAAAGTTTTCCCATCAAGTATCACTTCATTTTTTAATTTTGCAATTGTATCTTCTACAATGCTTTGAATTTGTTCCGCCGATACAGATACTTCTAAAATTGATTGTGTACCATTAGTATCTTTCAGCCCCCTTACTTTATCCAATGTAGCTTGTGCTAACATGCCGCCTGTACTTGCTACTAATTTTGGCGTTTCGCTATTTTCTTGAAACATCACACCATCTGCTAATCCTAGCTCTACAGCCTGTTGAGAATTTAGCCATGTTTCTTCTCCCATCATATTTAACAGTTCTTCTAATGTTTTTCCCGTTTTCAGCTGATAAGCATTAGCAATGGATATATTGGCATTTTGAGCAATTTCGGAGGCTTTTTTTAACTCTCTATAATCACCTCTCCCACCATACTGAACATTGTGAATCATCATTTGACCAGTTGGAGAAATTAATACTTCATTTCCAGCCATCGCAATTACAGATGCTGCGCTTGCCGCCATTCCAACAATTTTTACAACTACATTTCCATTGTATGATTTTAATGCTGTATAAATTTCACTACCAGCAAACACATCTCCACCATTGCTATTTATCCAAACTTCAACTTCACCTGACGCATTTGCCAAGGCTTCATTGATATCTTTTGCACACGTAGCTTCCATATCCAGCCAATCATAAATCCATTTGTCATCATTTCCAATAATAGGACCTTTGACTTCAATTTTCGTCATTCATTCTCACCTCCTTCATCTGCTGACTGATAGTTTTTAGTAATTAAATATTTATCTAATTCCGGATTATCTACTCGTTCAGCGCCCAATAATTCTCGAACTTCATTACGATTAAATGAACCAGAGGCAACCAACTTATCTACAGCTTCTGCATTTTCTATAATGTCTTTTTTGTGTATGATTTTGATATGTTCACCCGCTAAAAACTCGTTGGAAGTAAATAATTTAGCGTTTAATTCATCTTCTAGCTTTTTAGTGAGAGGATCAATACAATATTCCATATATGCTTTCATATTATTACTCAAATCTGCCATATCCCCATGTAGCAGAGCAGAGGGAATGCCGAGAATACTAGCTACATAATCAATCATTTCTTTTCGAAGTTTTTTGATCTCATCAAAATTTTGGCTACTATTGACGCTAGACGTTCCAAACTCTTCATAGTTAAAGCCTTCTAGTTGAGGAACAATGGCAATTTCATTGTTATTAAATGCAGCATACAGTTTGTCGACGTAAGTCTGTAATTTTTTTTGTTTTTCATCGTCCGCAATGCCTGCCATTTTGAAGTTAACAGCCCCGCGGATTTGGAAGTTACGCATTTGTGCTCGAATCATGCGACCAAATAACTCACCGTAATCCTCAAACATGCCATCAGTAAATGCAGCTAGTCGCTCATTTCCATATTCCAGAAAAATCACATCATCCATACTAAAATTACGATTATAACGATAATCTTTCACCGTAACCCCTTCAAAAACATCCGGATAAAGCGCGAACTCTTTTCTAACATAACTATCAGCAATTAAAAAATCGTCCGTATCTGAAAGGACGATTAAGCACTCGTTATCATAGATTAATTTATAGATCACTTTTTCCCAGAAAGAACTCGAACTCATATCTGTATTTGGACGAACATTTAATTTATAATACAATCCGTCTCGTACACTGCTTTCTCCACTTTTCAATCTAAAATCAGATTTGGCGATCGTTCGTGCTATATGTTTTACACACGTATTTAAAGCCATTTTCTTCAAATAAACCTTTGTTGTTTTATCTTCTAAAAACTCTAAATCCCACATCCACTCAATTTCTTTGTTCCGTTTAAATATCTCCGAAAGAAATCCCAATATATCACCTCCTAAAACGTAATGGCATTAAGCATATTTAAAACTTCATCTACATCAAGGTCTTCTATTTCATCCGCACGCCATAGAGCATGTACAAATGCTTGAAATCCATCTGTTTTACGCCTATGCTCGTCTTTTTTCAGGTATTCTTTATTACCATCTGGTTTGATCTTTACTGCCACATTGTTTGTATACCAGCGCATGAGAGGGTTATCTCCAAACACAATACGATGATTTGCAAATAAAGTTTCAATCCGAGGGGCAAGTAAACTATGTGCTGCACGTGGATTCCGGATAATCTCCAGTTCGAATCCTTCTGCTTCAAACAGCGGGCGCATAAGATCCATTCGGAAGTTATCCCCAATGACCTTTTGAATACCGTAATTTTCCCGCATTTCAACAAACCAATTGACCACATGACGAGGGTCGATTGTAGGTTCATCTACAATGGTCAGTAATCCCTGCTTTTCCCATTCTTTGATGGGCGGTTTAAGGTTTGCGATATCCAAATATCCTTTTCTAGCAAATGAATGTGATTTCCAAATATAATCATCTCCCACACGGAACAGCAATCCAACAGCCGCGAAGTCCTTAACGCTTGCATAGTCAAATGCACCAATACAAGCTCGGTTTTGGAGTTCTGGCATTTCTCGGTTAGTTGCGAGAATATCTTTCCACGGCGCTACTACCTTTTCCAAGTCGACTTCTGGAAGGTTCATTCGTTTAGTCATGAACGCTTCTCTGCCGCTTGGATTATTCGTTAATGCTTCATATTGTTTTCTAACTTTATTTAGTAAGCGTTTAGAACGAGGACTTAATGGCTTTTCAAAAGCAGGATTTGCTTTTTCCCACATAGCTTCATTCTTGACTTCTGCCGGATCGTCTAGCTTACAAATAAAAGGAAACATGCGATCGTTAAGATTTTCGCCGCTTAAAATTGCTTTACTGCGTTCTTCCAACTTGTCATAAAACCCCGCTCTCACAAATCCATTAGTGCCAATAAAAAATTCTCTGGGATTTGCGACTTTGCCAAGTCCTCCAGAGAATACATCAATTATTTGTCTATCTTCATATTCATGTGTTTCATCATAAATAACACAGCCTTCACGACCACCATCTTTAGTTTTTGCATTTGACGTTTGAAATTTAAAAACACTGTTGGTTCCTTTGCCAATAATCTGTGCTTTCCACGCGTCAAAGCTGCCTTCCAATTTAGGATTTCCGTCTATTGTATTAAATACTTCTTTGAAACTAACTTTCGCTTGATCTTCGGAATTCGCCACTACCGAAACATCGTAATTGTTAATCCCATGTAGCGGACTTATAAAATAATTAGATAATGTACTTATAAACCCGTTCTTACCACCACCGCGACCGAGGGTTATAAAGAACTCTTCATAAAAAAGTTCATCATCTTCTTTAAAATATAAAAAAATAAATGGTGCAATAAACTTTTCCCAGTTGTCCAAAGGGAAGTACCATTTTTCACTAAAAGCAATATAATTTTCTATTTGCGTCTCATCAAAATATATATCATCTCTACTAAGAACATGTTCTTGCAAGTGATTTATCAAGTCTACACGTTCTTTATTGAGTAGTATTTTCCCGCTTTCGTACGACTGTATATAGTTATCGACATGTTTATTTGATATCATATCAAGTCACTACCATCTTGTTTATCATTTTCGCCTTTGAATATAAAAGAACGCTCAATAGATAATAATGAAGTATTAATTCGATTTTTTTCTTGTATTGCTGGATTAGTTTTCGTGAATTTTTGCGAGCCGTTTTCAGTGACAACGACTGCTCCATCCATTTCAATGCTTTTATCTAACTCATAATATATGCGTATTAAATTAATATAGCGATTAACTTTTTCAAGTTCTTTCTGACTAGTAGTATCAATATTTGATAACAATTCTTTTTCCAATTTCTTTATGTTATATTCCACTTTTAACCCTCCCTCCTTCATGAGACTTTTTAATATTTCTGCGGAGAAGACCCCCACACCGTTCCCCAGAGCCAAATTAAAGCGCAAACCTTTGACCCGGGGGTCTCACCATCGTTCATCGTTCACCCATTTATTAATTTTCCTTCTAAATTGAAAGCGATTATGTTTTTTGTTATGACACTTTACACACAGAGTAGTGAGATTATCTATATCAAGCGCTAGTTCAGGATGATGTTCTAAATCCTTGATATGGTCCACATCGAGTCTTTTATGCTTGTCTGGGTCATGATAATCAGTAAACACCTTGCCTTGCCTCTTACACTCTTGACATTCATAGTTATCACGCTTTAATACTTCTTTACGTATGCTTACCCATGCCTTTGACTTATAGAATGTATGACGTTCTGCTTGTGTTAGCATTAGTATCTAGTCTCTTCACTATTCATTTCTGCAATCTTAGCCAGATTACTTTCAGTAGATAATGAATCTCCAACATTTATACATAGTCTTGAACCTTCATTATCTACATCAATATATACAATGTCTAAGTTTAATCTTTCGGTTGGTTTAGTTTCAAGGTATGAATCTGTTACCCATAACAACCTAAGTGATTCTAAGCCTTGATGTGGCAATTGTCCGTAGTCATCACCTTCATACTCTATAACAGGAACATCACCTTTGTTTGGTATACGAATGCTTAAATAGTCTTGTCTATTATTTGTAGAGCCGCTTGCCAATGATTTCATCACTATCACCTCTATCATTTAAAAAGCCCAGCACGCAACGTACTGGACTTCATTGTTCTATGTATCCGTAGTTATAAAACCAGTAGACTTCTACGGTGACGAACGTCTTCGTCTTGTCTTTACCTCATTATCTTGCTAGTACCCGTAGGCTGAGGTTCTATAGACTGGATCTATATACTCGGCAAGGATTTGCACCTTGCAGGAAGTCAACAGTTTACTAGCATAGTTTCTATTTACACACACGCCAGATGCTAGAGTCTATAACGAGTGTGCATGACTTCTTGTAGAACATTACTGATGCGGTTACCTATTTCGCCACGAGTATTGAGATTGAACAAGAAGGTGTCTCTTGTTGGGACTAGTGAGATTGGAATGGGATGCGTCTCCCATCAAGACCAACGACCAGATACAAAGCCTCTGTCCGGCAATATAGCAACCTCCTGCTATATCATCATGTGATTATAGATCTTCAGTTCCGTCTAGCACTTCTTGTTCCATTACTTCAATTTCATTATCTGAAGCAACGCCTTTAATCGCTGATATGTGAGACATCTTATTTGTTCTTGAGTAATAAGACGGAATGAACCCATTATGTTTGTTTCTTAGTTCTTGACGTTCTTTATATAATGCTTTAATAGAAGGAACAAGACGTCTAATATTTTGTTCAATAAATCTAGTTGGTATTCTAATAATTTCCCAACCGTGTTCAGATTTATTCAAAGTATTAAGGATAAACACATCTCGTTCTGAATCTTTACCAATCCTAAAACGATGGTGCCCTCCATCAATCTCTAATACAACCTTCATGTCTGGCAAAATAAAATCTACTCGTTTGCGCCCTATTCTTTGTTGTGTTTTTACTTTAATCTGACTTCTTAACAATTCGATACAAGCCATTACTTCATGGGCAGAATCAAACTTGCTACTGTCATTTCTATAAAATTGGGCTACTGTGTTATATGGGTCAAGGTATTCATCCATTTTCATACTACAGCATTCTTGCATTTCTATAAGATGTATTGCTCTTTCAAGTGTTGCTTCGATTTTGTGCGCAATATATTCTTTTTTCTTTTCTTCTATTTTTTTTCGATACTTATGTTGGCATTCAACGCATAAGTTTCTACCGCCAGACAAATCTCTGAAATGTACGGAAGCTTCCTGCGAAATATATTGCTCGCATTCCCAACACCTAACTAAATTCATATAGTCCCCTCGACTTTCATTTTTAATAGGCCCTGCCTATAATACTATAATAAACTTATTTTATTGTTCAAAACGGGCGTTAAACGGGCAATATATTTTAATATCCTAATCTTTCAGCTATTGAAAGGATGATTGTTTTGTTTCTTCTTCTAGCTGTACTCTCGTCCATATTCAACTTACTAGCAATCCATACCCAAGTTGGTTTGCTTCTGTCCCAGTATCTAAACTGAATCAATTGTTTATCCTCGTCATTCAATCTATTAAGCACAGACTCAATTGCATTTATAATATTCTTTAATCTACTTATCTCTTTATCCATTTGCAGTAACATCACACGATCTTCCACTTCATTACTAATATTCCCTGCACTGCCACCACCTTGGTTCTCGTCAATGTATTCTCTATGCCAAGCGCCCAGTGTTACATTAACTTCCTTTTCCATCAATTCTTTTTTAGTAGAATGATAAAATCTTAATTCATCTTCAATAAGTTTATATTGTGCTTTACGTAATCGTTTTGACATTTAATCACTCTCCTAATAAAATTCTATCTCACACGTTTTGCCTAGTCTTTGTTCAATTAGTTTTTTCAGTTCTTCCTTGTTGACATGCGCTGTGTAATACTCTTCATTTTGATTTCCAAATATCGTTGTGAAGTTAGTAAACTTTTTTAGAAATTCCTTAGCATCTTTTTCGTATTTATCATTTTCAAACATTTTTAACCTTTCATATTTATCTAAACTGATATTTACATATTCCTCCATTGTCAACCAGCCCCAATTTTTTTATATTTTAGCAATACTTGTAAAGGCGAAGAGTCACTTGTCATTTACGACTCCCATTCATATCCTCAACCATGACAAGAGAAATGATTAATAGTAAACTAAATTCTGCTTCTGCAAGACTAAGAAAGCCGAAAGCGCGCAATAATACGATAATGAAAATCATAGAAAAATAAAATGAACTTAATGTTTTAAACATTCAATCACTCTCCATCCATTCAATCAAATTATTTAAATAAAATTGCGCTTTTTTTAAATCCTCAATGCCATTCTTGTGCTCGTATCTTGAGACATATTTAAGTATGTTTCCTACAGCATATGACGGATAATCAGATACTTTTGCCTTGATGTAGTCTAGTGTTTCAATACCACCTGCTGTGTAATGTGCAGGATTATTTACTTTGTCGTTATTTTCATTTTTCATAGATACTCCATTGGATGAAAATGCTTTCATGGCTTTTGTAACGCCACCGAACCACTTTGCAACTTCGTCTTGTTTCGCTTTGTATTTTTCAATTGGTGTGTTGGGGTGTAAATATTTAGCATAAGAAAGACTCCCCCAACTTACTCCTTCTTCCTCTATATGCACAACAGTATCTTGCTTATACCGTTCCCAAAGTTCCGAGTCATATGACGGAATAACCTCTCCGAAAAACCAGCTATACCCTTCATTTTTCAATTCTTCCAATAAAGCATCAAAATCTTCTTGTGTTTCTGTGTGATATATTTTCATTCGTTTTTCCTCCTTGTTTAATGGAATTGTCGCATCAAGACTCATAGCTTCAATGTACATCCTTGATTAAATTTCCATTTGTTTATAAATTTTCGAAAATAGGTAAACATTGTTATCCCTCCACTATTTTCAAAATCACTCGGTTACAAAACCTATTTTGTAACCTGTAACCGTCAAACCCACTCTCCCAGAACGCGGTTACAGGTTACAAAAAAAACAGCGAAAAAGTTTTTATTTTCGTACACAGTTCTTAAATATAAATTAAATATAATACTTTTTATTAAGAAAAAAATGTAACTTGTAACTTTTACGTGTCCAGCTACTGGTACTATGCGATTTTAGGAGGTTACATTTTTTGCTTCGGGTTACATTTTTTTGTAACCAATTGTCAGAGTATTTCTCGTATTCCACACAATTAACACTTCTGATAAATCCTTGCAGTCTTGCCATTTATTTTGACTGCCTTCGTCTCTAAATTCATTACATCTTTAATCGTTGCGTTCAATCCTCTTTTACTTTGAACGTTCAATCCATTTTCTTCTGCCCAAAGCTCATATTCTTCGTAAATTTCTGGACCTCGTTTTCCTTCTACATCTAAAATGTCCAGATCATGAACAAATTCCAAAGTACTATCATTATCTTCGTGATATCTTGCGTTGAATTCTTCTACTTTACTGGTCTTAGTGAAATCCTCGTTTTCATAAATACGGAAATATGCTTCAACTACTAATTTAGTCCAGTATTGCAACGCTTTTTCACTTGTGATGTTAGATATAAACCTTTTGTCCTTTTTATTAACTTTCGTAAACATCGGCATCCAAGTAACTCTCCGTTTATAAGAATCTCCTTTTTCAAATGATTTGATAATGTGATTACTTGTGAAAATTAACGTCGGTGTCATTTCCACACTTTTTGCGTTCCCATAAAGCTTTCTCATTTCTACAAAGTCACATGTGGATATGTTCTTCAAGACTTTCATTTGCTCGTTATTAATCGGCTCATCTTGTATATCATCACCTAAGTTTGCTAACCTACCTTGTAATACATTGAAATACCTCTCATCTGTCATGTTTTTAATAGACAATCCTGTACAATTCTTCTGATTTAAAATAGACCTTATAATAGAAAGAAGTGTCCCTTTTCCATTTCCTCCACCGCCTACGAGAATAAAAAACCGACCAATCATTCGTTTTATTTCTTTATCTACAACAAAGCAGTATCCCATCATCTCGAGAACAAACTTCTTGTAATCTTCATCTGAGTCGGTCAAGTGGTTCAAATACTCATCTACTATCTGTACTGCTTCGGTGTCAGGGTCATATTTTGCGTTTATGGAGTATGGTGTGAAATCAGTGTAATCAATCTCAATGAACTTACCATCACGTAAAATCCCATTCTTTAATTTGATATCAAAAACATCATCATCAGGAATCAACTTCGCTCTGTAGTGCATTTGATTGATAACTTCATCAACGTATCTTGTTTTTTGACCATTGCAGTAATTAAATACTAATCTTTTTAACTGATCGTCATCGCTGATATATTCGTTCCCATCAAAGTAGAAAAGTTGTTTCGAATACTTTACAATACGTTTTTCTTTCATTATTAAGTCAGCAATAGCAGCTTCTCCGTCCTTCACTGCTTTTATTTCCATGTCACGTGATATTGTGTCCATTTCATCACGTGGAAGTGGTGTGGCAAATATGACGTTATTGATGAACGTTACTATTCGAGACCATGAAGATATAGTTGCAATTAATGTCCTGTGTCTGAATAACGCTTGATTCCTACCGTCCCCTTCATCCAACCCATTCAAATCAGAAGCTTTTCGAATGCTTTTGAAAATACCAGGGAGTTCTTCACGAATACCACTGTTGTCGATTTCTCTTAGATGACCATTTCTTTTGATAGTTATTGATTTCGTGTTGGCGACATGTTTATATTCGACCTCTACACCAAGCGCACATATTCCTTTTGCTCCTCTAAAAGCACTAGGTTTTTTAAAATAGAAATGTGCGCCTCGCTCTGTCCAGACAATCTGTGTTTTTATTTCAAAATAGGAAATAATATCTTTAATTTGCTCCTTACTCAAGTTATCGATATCTATAATCAAGTCAACATCTGTCAGTAAATAACCTGCATCTTGAAATGTTTCATGATTTTCTGATATATCTGCTCCTGATGAGTCGTGTTTTTCTCCTTCTAAATATTCGACATACACATTTATTCCCACCTCTCAATACGTTGTTTCGCTAAATTATAGTAGAAAGTAATATCAATCAATTGATTAAAGTTTTTTAATTTATCACATTCGTCATTCCATACAAGCATATTGTCAGGGGTGTCTGGAAATCTCACCAGTCCATCATCTTGTCTTTTTTTCTGTAACAAAATCCCTTCTTTTCTTGATGCAAATACTCGATTAATCTTATTATATTGTTTACCATCGCTATCAAAAGTTCCTTTATAAGTCCCACCTGCTTGCAGAATGTACTGGAATAGATGTGGTTTATCTAAATTTTCTTGTATTGTAGTCAAAACGTCTTGATTGTTGACAAGATATTCTACTAAACAAATATCTATAATTCTTATACTATTGTTCTTAAATAGTTGGTCTGAATGATAACGACTTACATCCCCACCTTTTGTCTTAATTTCACCATTTTGTAGAGCGATGTAGTTATTTACATCTTTTTGAATCCATAGTTCAAAATTGTCTTCCTCAAGCGTCAAGTGAAAGTCTTCTTCCCATTCCTTCCATATTGTTTTGTATTCATTACTAGAGGTCATAAACGCCACCCCATCGGTATTAATATTTACCAATGTGACGAAGGGTGAAAGACGTTTACAAAGCTCATATAAGGCTATCTGTCCATATACACAGACACTTAGTGCTGCGTTTGGATTATTTAGTAAGGAGTATTGATTTTTCAAGTTACCGTAAACCGAGTTGAGAACTAATTTTAAAGCATCAGATAACTTTTTATCCTTGTGCTTCACTTCAATTCGTTTATTTAAAATCTCATGATATTTATTTGTTGCGGGTCCTAATGCTTGCAGATTGAGGATGATATGAGGATACATAGAAGCTACATCTAATAGTTTTACATTCTCAAATCTTTGTCTAGTTGAATGAACACCATGCAATCCACCAAATCCAAACTGAATATCACAATCAAATTCTTTTATTGTAATACTTTTCTTCTTCTGTTCTTTATCTTGCCAAATATCGACTACTTCTTGAGGTACAAGTTTTAACATTTCATAATCTCCCTCTGGATCATATTCACCAAGTCGAATATCTGACCATTTTGGTGACGGTTTATCCATCAGAACATTCGCACTAATAGTCGTCGTGTTCCATTTATGCGCTTTAGATTGAAGATTATGTGGGAGCATTTCAATTAATGTGTCTTTGACATTGAAATAATTATATTCACGCATTTGAAAGACTTCTATTGTTGTGTCTACATCATAAGAACAGTAATCAATAATTTCTTCTAACTCATCTTCTGTAAGTTTCCTGTCTATTGTAAAGTCCACACTAGACTCTAAAATCATTTTCCCCATGTTTCCCTCAATCTTTTTCAAACCAGGCTTAGCAACATCAATTTGCTGAAAGCAATCAAGAGAATGAATAGATGGGTGTATTCTTTTCTTTCGCTGACCTCCAATTATTTCATCATTTAGTTTCTTTATTTGATACGGAGTAAATCCATCTAGCATTGCTGTCAGTATAAAGTCATCGTAGAAATGGTTATTATAACCAACTAATGTTTTTCCTGTTATAAGGTCTTTTACACCATCAAAGTTATTATGAAATAACTTGACTAGTTTCTTGTCAATATCTTTAAATACGACAAGTGAATCTTCTTTAAATACCTCAATATCATAGAAAAGTAAATTATTCATTTGACCCTCCTTAGTTAAGAGCGAACACTATGGCTCGCTCTTAATTACTTCATTGTCCTTTTTTTTTCTTATTTATTTCTTTTTCTTCGGAAAAGGTTTAATATCCGCATAAACAAATTTACCAAATGCTGAACTAACTTCGACCATGATATCTTTACCAATCAGTTCTTCTTTATTGTCAATACTAATCCCAAATTTCTCTTCAAATTTTTCATATTGTTTTCTTTGCTTCTGAGGATTTGTAAACCATTTTTTCATTGTTTCCATATAATCTGAATAGGTCATATTAGATTGATAAACTTCCCCCTCATGTTCAAATTTAATGTGAACTCCGATACCGTCATCTGTAACATCTTTGACCGTAGAGGAAATGATTTGTCCAACCATATCTTTATCAAACTTAGCAATTTGTTCTGATTCCCACAGACTATTAAATTTGTCATAGGCATAAACATCTCTCTTCTCACCTACAGCTTTTGATAAATCGTCAAAGGTTAATTGAAAGTACTCTTGACACCACTCTTCCACTTTTGCTGCTTTTTCCGCATCTGGTACAAATTCGTTTTTTTCTTTGTCAAATACATTCTTATTAAAAATAACTTCTCTTAATTCCCCACGGTCCATATCAATAAATTGTAAAGTCGCTTTGCCTTCTTTAATTACTACTTCTACCAATTCTAATTGTTCTAATTTTTCACCTTGCGTCATAATTATTTCTCCACCTTTTTAAATTTTATTTTATTTTGTTGCATGAACATTTCTACAAGTTTTACGTCTTTTTCATCTTCTAAAATGAAAGTAGTGATTTTTTTATCTTTGACGACTTCTGTATGACTTTTCGCCTTTTTAATCTCATTTTGTGCTTTATGTCTATCAGAAACTTTTTGCGCACTAATCGCTAAATCTTTTGATTCTTTATATTCTGCAATGATTTCGTCCGCGTGAGGCATTGTTTCGATGACCTTTAATTCAGTCTCGATTTTTGTCAACCACTCCACCATTTCAGACTCAATTTTGTTAATAGATAATGATTTGTTCAAATGTCTGTTTTCTAAAAAATCATCAAAAGTGAAATATGTTTTAAAGTCATACATTCTGATACGCTTTTCAAACATCCGTTTTAGTACAAGCTTTTTATCTTCTCTTTCTTCTTCTTCCATTTGCGTCACTTGTTGTCTGACCATTTCATCTGCTGTTTTTACAATGGACACAATTTCTTTTACTTGTTTTTCAAATTCATTATAAGGTTCCAGCATTTCTTTTTTGATTAAAATACGTTCTGACTCTAAGTTCTTTACTTCTTTATTCACTGCCGCAAGTAATTTTTTAGATTGTTTAACGTTCTCTTCTGTTACCTCAATATTTTCAATCTGCTGTGCTAATAATAATGAGTCGCTTTTTATTTTCTTATACGCAGGAAATAAGATAGACCCTTGCGTAACAACAGGCGATTCGATATTAAATTTAGGCAAAGTGTTCAAATATTATCACCTCGTTTCAAAAAAGCTACAACATCGATATTTTTATGATTGGATGTGAACCAATTCAAAACACCTAAATTTTCATCATAGTTACTTTCAAAATTAGGTTTATTAGCTAATCTGGTAAAGCTCGTTGCTTCTTCAACGTTTGCATTAAACTTTTTAAACTCAACACTGTCACATTCTTTATATAGAAGCAAAATCATCGCCTCTTCCTCTGTCATGATCATTTTTTGTCCCTCCTCTAATAAAATCTTTCGCTCTTGTGTAATTCAATTAACTGACTTTCTTTACTTCGTCTATTTAAATAGTAGAAAGTTTTACATTGTTGTGTACTCAAATGTCGCTTACCACCTGTGAAAGGATTGTATCCGTACTTAGATTTATTACGCGCCATTTCAAGTTTTTTCTCATCGTGATTACTTTCAATAAACAAATAATCAAATTTTAGATGAGGAGCATTTTCTAGCGAACTGGTGTCAGTAGCGTAAATGATATTTTCACCATCAACACGCCATGTGTAACCTTGAGTAATAACGTCATGAAAACACTCAAAAGGTGTGACTTCAAAGGACGGTAATGTAATTTTAAAGTCACTGTTTCCGATAATATCAATATCATACAATTGTGCTATTTGATAATTACCAATGATAGTTATTTTTGGAAACAATTTCCTGATGTTTTCCAAAGTACTAGAATTGATGTGATCAGAATGAATATGAGTTAACAATAAATAATTAATGTCATACAAATGTTCTTTAATTCTTTTAAAAGGAACACCGCAATCAATCATCACATCATTAACAATCACACAGTTACCTTTACTTCCAGATGAGATAATTTTCCATTCAATCAATACCTATTCACATCCTCCATGACTTTCTTCACTTGATTGCGTGGGATGAAAATCTTACTGAATCCGTCATTATCTTGAATCTGTAGCATTCCACTTTCATATAATTTGATAACTGTATAAATTTCACCATCAATAACATATTTCTCAACCCCAGTTCTATCCTGCACCTCTACCTTATCGCCAGCGAAAATACTCATTTGATCGCCTCCAACTCATTTTTATAGTCCCACATGTCTTGTGATAATTTATCCAGTCCAACCGCGAAACGTTCGAGATCTTTAGGCGTTTTGATGATTGATTTACTTAGTTCTTTGCTTTTTCTGTGAAGTAAACTGTTAGCTTCGTTGATGATGATTTGTTTTGTCAATTTAGAACCTCCTTTACAGTTAACTTTGCATTTTTATATCTTTTGCAGGTGCTTACTAAAGTGCAAATAGCTTCTGCTTGAGCAAGTGATACAGTCGTGTACATTTCATCATTTTCTTTTGTCCACGAGAGTCTTAGTTGTCGTGTTTGCGTATTGTTATCTATTGCGAATAAATACTGTACTATCCCTAAATCATTTACATATTCAACAAACCATTTTTCTATTATTTCTTCTACTCTAAATTTATACATGTCATTCTGTTCTTCTAAAAATCGGATTAATCGTTCTGCAAATATTTTTTTCTCTAATACCGTTTCCTCCGACGGTCTCACTATTGCCCAAGATAACCTTGTTGATGTTATCCCTGTTAGTAGAATAGGACACCCACTCTCTACATCAATAATTCTATATTTCTTCACCTACTTTATTTCCTCCTCCGCTAATTCCATATAACCATCCCAAACGCTTCGTATTTCAGCTTCTGTTAAATGGTACTCAGGTTGGTCTGGGTATCCCGACCTACAAGAAATAGTAACCTGCCCATCTACTACCTTCAAGAAGTAATCAAAGTACTCCACCGCTTGAGGAATCTTCACAACATAAAGCGGTTCCACTTCCTTTTCAATATAGTATCCGCACTGCATCATAATTAACGTTTCGATGGGATTAAGGTCATAGGAGTTCATAAAATCATAAAATGCATCATACTCTTTATCCTCCCGCATATCGCAATAAATGTAACTCCAAATACTAGATTCTAAATCCCTCTTATTCTCTTCAAACCACTTCGCTACACATTCCGGCACAGTCGGGGGACTAATCACCGTTAATTCGTTATGCACTCGCATTCCTTTCACGTACTCTTTTGTTATTTTTTTCATACCTTCCATTAACCCAATCTCCTTCCGCACATCGGACAGTGGTTTATATTAAAATCACCATACTTAAACCCGTGTTCCCAATCCACCGCAACCTCTAATGGGTTATAGCTAGTCAATCGCATTTCGTCGTTTTCGTCGCTTATACTCTTGCGTCGCTTATTTACATCTTCATTACAAAATTCGCACATTATTCCGACACCTCTCCCGTTATCCAGTAAGGATTTTTTTCATAAAACTTCTTCACTTCTCTGTTAAGCGAGCGTGTCATGCTTTCCAATAATGTTGCTTTAGTCCCCATATTTACATGTTTCCTTTTCGCTTTAACAATGTAATTCAATTCGCCTTTTTCTGTAACTGTAATAAGTCCAATACCGCCATTTTTCAAACGAGTGTCAAATAATTTGAAGTTTAAACTATTAAAAGATTTTGCTGTATGATCTCTCAAAACCTCAAGCAAATGCGTTGGAATAACATAGTAGTTAAAATCCCCATGATACGATAAATTTGCTTTGCTTTTAAAGTCTGAAAGACTTACTTTGATTTCATAGCAGAGAAACTCACCAGTCGTTTTGTATGCTATAAAGTCCACTATTTCTTTGCCGAACCAACCAATTGTTACTTCAAATGCACCGAAAGTGCCTTGTTTTGCATGAGCTTTCCAAAGCGCTTCTTCTAACCTTCTCGTGTCACTTGTTTTGCTCATTCCGCCACCTCCAACAAATCCGGATTTTCGTGTATGTTGCCGCAAATCTCAATCTCTCTCATGCTTCACCCTCCACTTCCTCAACAAGAACAGCAAACTGCCAATAACGTTCGTCCATTTCTTTTATTTCAGCTTCTGTAAATTGTGTTTTAAAAATGTCATTTTGAACACTATCACTTAAAGACCGACGCCCATCATTTCGTTCATTGAGATACCCAAGAAAAATAGTAATAAGTTGTACATAATAAAGCGGTTCTTTCTCGACTTCGTAGCCATCCAGCCACGCACGGGCGAATAACTCATATCTTTCTTTTTCGCCGTCAAACCAGTCTCTCACGCTGTCCTCCATACCCTGCCAATTTTTATCAAGCGCAACGAGTAAGTCGTCTCCGTTTTCTTTTTTCTTCTCAATCCAATCAGCTACAAATTTCGGCAATTTCACAAGTTCGACTTTGCTAACTTGATTTTGTTCAAATAAATAATCTATCGCGGGCTTCTTAGCTAATTTAACTACTATTTCATTTGTTACTTCTACAACTTGCGTTACTGCGCCTCGATATAACTCACTTCGCCAAATAACTTCTACTCTGTCACCTTTTTTAAATTTCATTGTTTTCCTCCTTCTCTCCGCCCTATTGCACTCTGTATCCGTTACAGTCTGAACTCGGTCACCTTTTTTGATTATATTCATTTAAAGCCGCCACCCTCATATTTTGCAATAAAATCAGAAACTAATTCTCCACAATTTCTGCAAACCACCACACGCCTTTCACCTTGTATCCCGTCATAGGATGTATCCTTAAATATCTCTTTATCCTTATGCCGACATATCTTTCTTAGCAGTCGATTTTTTCGAGTAACCCCTACCTCTGCAAGAGCTTCTTTTGTACCATCTTTTGTCATTCCGCTTCCTCCTAATCCAGTCTAATAACTCTTAGCCCTTTCTCTGTCGTCCTCTTTTGATAAGTCGGCACATGAACCGCAAAATGGTTCTAAGTAACTTTTATGCATAGGCATATTTTTAATTATTAAATCTGCCATGCTCCATTGGTCCGTATACTTTAAAGCCAATAATCAAACTCGACCCTTATTCGTCAGTTAGAGGTTACTTGTATTTCAAATTCTATGATAAAGGGCAAGTTCGTGTAGGCGAAAATAAACTTCAAGTAATCACATCACGTAAAACTTTTAACTTCGATATAGTGGTACATGAAGCTCTCTACCGCCATTAAGTTTACCTACAAGATAGATTTGGTCAGGGTGAGCGCCGACGTTAACATAAAAAAGTTTGTCCATATAATCAATTAAATGTTCTTCATAATCGAACTCGTCGGCAATTATGCTATTTGTTTTTATTAAAAGCTTTTTTATTGATTTTATTTCTTCCATAAGTTCCATATGATTCTGCTTTTTTTGCATTGACTTAAACACCTCCTATTTTTTTCTTAAAATTTACTAACAAATTGCCTGGAAAAATCTGTATTACCGATTATTCGAGAAATAATAGAAAAGTCATAACAGTACATATTAAAAGAGAATAAATCAAATAGGTAAGTGACAACTGCCTGTTAATAATATAAAAATATATATTTCCAAAGATTGCTGCTAATATTATTAATAAAAGCATGACTTTATTTATCATTTTGTAGGTCTCCATTTCACTTAAATTATTTCCTTCAATGTCGAAATCCATCGTCCCAACAATCATCAACTATTAGCGGATTTTCTACGTTCATTCTTTAACCCTCATTTCGTAAGTAAAATAAGACCTAACAGCAAGAAGCTGATTACTCTGACAAACAAAGTAGTTTGTGCTAAAAATAAGTATCCTAATACTAAATTTTCGTGTTTTTTCATTTGTTCATATGCTCCTTTCGTGGAATTACTAATCCATTTCTTTTTCGAAATAGATACAACGTTTTTTCGTGCACCCCGCAAATATCCGCAATTTGCTGGTCGGTAAAAATTTCGCGGTAGTCAAGGTACTCGTCAACTGTCAATTCAACTCGGCGTCTTGTATTGTCGTGGAGTTCATCGAATTCGTCGGGGTCCTCTAAGCTCATTAACGCAATTCCTAAACGCTTAATTTCCGCGTTATTTTCGTTGTCTTCTGCAATACATAATTGCTTTATTATTTCCGTTCTTTTTTTCTTATTTTTAGCGTTCAATTTAGCGTTTCCCCCTTTGCGACTCGCCAGCGAAGTGGACCGCTTGGCACTGATCGCGCATTCTGTCAAATAATCTCGCGTCGAATACATGCGTCATTTCTTCGATAGCCAAATTCGATGTATAAATCGAAGGTCGATTATTTGCGACGCGTTCGTTTATAATATTATGTAAATCGCCTCGAAACCCGTCCGTTGCAGTCCGCACGCCGATATCATCAAAAACGGTGAACATTGCTTTTTTCGCTGCTTGTATTTTTGCATAATACTGACTTGCCGACCTTTCTGCAATTTCTGCCGGTACATGTGGTCGAGCAAATTCGTTATATAATGTTTGCAGTTCGTTGACGTCTAGAAAATAAGCAGGTTGTTCAGGCGGGCGCACGCCATCGCTTATGTGCGAGTTGACAGCCGCAATTATATATTCATTTAATAGTGCGCTTGCTGTCGTTGTTTTGCCTGTGCCGGGCGATTGCGACCACAAGTATAGCGATTTCACTTGATGACCCGGCTTGCTAAACGTTGTAACATATCGTTCAAGTAGCGCATAAATTTCCGGTTGAGCGTTGCGCACAATACTATCGCTTAAAGTAGCGAACCTATAATCCGCGGGCACATTTGCGACCTTTTCGCGTGACTCAAGCAGCACTTTTACGGTGCTCGTTGGGCTAAGCTTATCGAGCTGTTTAAAGGATTTTAGAGCCATTTTGCCACCTCGTCCCAATCCGCGGGCGACTCCGCAGTCGCAACGCTTGCCTTCTTAAGATATGCCAGCTCTACACGCTGCCAAGTTTGCTTTTTATAAGTCAACATGAAGCCGAAGCTAATTCCGGGATACAGCGCAGTCGGTTTATATTCATTAAAACAGGCGTCAATGAAGTCTTTTAAAAATTCTTTTGAATGTGTGCCCTCTTTTTTTGCGGTGCCGATTATGCGCCCAACATGCCCCTGCTCTACCGCCCACTTGCCAAACGGCTGGTATTCAATACCATATCGGCGCAAATGCTCTTCTTGAAGGTATTTAGTGAAATCCTTCGTATTCCATTCAGAAACGTCTTTTTTTCTCATGCTCGACCTCCGTTTTAAAATGGTTGAGGAAGCTGTTTAATGCCTCTAACATTTCATACTGTGCTTTAGTGCAAGAACTACGCTCATAACTATCTCTTATTACTGCTCTATCGCCTTCAAGATGTAGGCTGCACCCGTAAGGCACAAAAGTTTCGTAATACTTTTCTAAAATCTTGTATAATTCTTCTGCGGTGATGTTGTAAGTCCGTGTTTCTAATCGTGATAAACTAATTTTCATTTTGCTGACCTCGATTCGCTTTTAATTTTTCCCCCATTGCCTTGCGTGTTTTTTCGTCTAATTTGCGTTTTTTATACACGGACACAACTACGTCGGGAAGTTCGCCTTCTAACGAAATTATGCGCTCATTTTCCTGTACCAACCGGGGATTTTTCACTAAGCTTTTGTATTTATTGATGTGCTTTCGTACATTTGTGTATAAACGCCACTCACCTGTATCATGCTGATAATGTATAACGGTTTCTTGGTCGCTTAACTTATACGTCATCTTTATGCGCTCCCTTCGTGCATAGTAATGCGAAAACTGCAAATGTTAAAAATACTAATGCGATAAAACTCATTTTGCACCGCTCCTTTGGCTCGAATATTCTACGTCGAATTCCCTGCAAAAATTTTCAAGGGCAATTTCGTTTAGCCGTTCGTTTATTACTGCCAGAGATGTAAGACTATCTTTTATGCAATGTGTTAACTTCTGCAAGTCGTCTTGTGTTTCAACTTTAACACCTATAAGCTCTTGCCCCGCGTAGAATGTGATTAGGTTTGCAGCATAGTAGCATTCATTTTCATTCATAAGCGGCCCGCTTTCCCGCCGCAAACATGGCGTCGGCTACGTAGCGGTTTGTTTCAGCTTTTGCTGCTAAATATTTTCTACTATCAGCGCCCCCGAGCATTTTCATAAAAGCCTTATTTTCTTTAAAAATCAGCGTTATATAAGTACTATCTTTATCAAGTTCTAGCATTATATTATTGTAGTTATTCATGACGCCATTCCTTTCTAGAAGAGATTTTTGTTTTAAAAGGTATGACCGTGCGTTAGCGCGGTGTACTTTGAAGTCTAGTTATAATAGAGTCTAGTTATAATGAAGTATAGTTCGTATGGTATATTTACCAGGGATACCATGGTGTTTTTACCACCCCCACTATGGCATATTTACCAGGGTATACATGTTAGATAATTGCTTCCCGTCAGTGCTTAGGCGGGTTTCAACTTTTACATATCCGTATTCTATAAGATGTTTTAGCGCCTTCCTGAACGACTTGTCACTTATGCGTGAAACTTTCAGTAATGATTTTTTGCTCGGATAACATTGTTGAGTTTTGTTATTTGCGAATTTACAAAGTGCTAAGTATAGCGCTAAGTCTTGTAAATTTAAACGCTCATCTTCAATTACATTATTTTGTATCTTAGTAAATGTACTTCTCAATGCCTCCCTCCTTTACGACTTAAGCCGCATATTTCACGACAACTATTGACTATAAACTGTAAATTTGCTAATATGTAAGTACAGAGCGACACACAAATGATTTAAAAAGATGTTCCCCAACATTTTCATTTAAGTATTTTTGTGCCATTCATATTAACTACACTTAGTTTAACTGTAAATTTACAGATTGTCAACTATTTTATGTAAATTTACAGGTATAATTTCGTGTGAATAGTGAGGATTGTTGACATGACTATTGTTGAGCATATTAAAAAACTTTGTTCTGCACATAAAATTACCATCGCAGAATTAGAACGTCGAACAGAATTGAAAAATAGTACTATATATCGGTGGGATACTAATAAGCCCTCAATTGATAAAATTCAAAAAGTTGCCGATTTTTTCGATGTTTCTGTCGATTATTTGCTTGGGCGTGGGTCTGACGCTGAATTCGAAGCTTTTCAAGACGACCCTGAACTGCAGTTATTCATGCGTGAATTAGCCGACAGCCCCGAAGAGCGCCTTCGCCAACTGCGCGGAATTTGGGAAGTGCTAAAACAAGAACATAAAAATGACTAATTGATTTTATTGCTAAAATCTCTGTTTCGTATTAAAATAAGAACAAGTGTTCTGTTATTAATTACGAAGGTGGGATTATATGAATTACTTAGATGATATGATTTACAGAATTTATGAAAAACTAGAGATAGAAGCCGGAAACGTATTACCGCATAACGTCTGCGCAAAGTTAAACCTTATATTGAGATACGCGGATGAAGCTAGTTTTCACGGTTATTATGAAGGAACTTACTATATAATACTTAACGAAAGTAAAACGCAGCAAGAACAGTTATATGACTTTGCGCACGAGCTTGGGCACTTTATGTTACACGCGGGGAATCAGTTTAAAAGTCGACAGGTTTACATTGACTATCAAGAAAAACAAGCGGACAATTTTGCGGAAAGGTTCCTTGTTCCGCTTCACCTACTGCGCAAAGTCGACTATGAGAAAACTCGTGCGGAAGTACTTTATTATGTTATGCAAAAATTTAATGTTTCTAAAAAATTAGCGAAAAAAAGACTTGAATTATATGAACGTACTATATATGAACAAACAATACAGAGCTATCATTGGTGAGGTGAATTTATTTGTTAGTAGATAAAATTGAGGCGCTTGCTGAGGCGCAAAAACTTTCTATTACAGTACTTGAAGAAAATCTGGGCATTGCTCGCGGCTCCATTCGCAGGTGGCGCGTTGTAGATCCAGGCATAAGCAAAGTAAAACTAATTGCTGACTATTTTCATGTGCCCGTTTCGTATCTGGTTGATGACACGCAAAATATTACGGATGCTGCAAAAGTATTAGCGTTGTTAAGTGAAAGTGCTTTTACAGACGAAAACTACAATGATATAATGAAGTATATAGAATTTATAAAAATGAAAACGAAAAAGAAATGAGGAATTTATTTGAAAAAGGGAGTTATAGCTTTAATGCTGCTAATTAGCGCTATATTGCTTGTTGGCTGTAATGCTCAATCTAACACAGAAAACGCTAAAAAAACAGAACGCTATGGCGACGAGATTAAAGAAAAGACAAAGACAAGCGATAACACTATTAAAGCGAATATTGACACAGATTTACCAAGCGGTATGTTATTCGAAATCTCGGAAAAATCCGAGGATGGTACCACTTTAGAAAAACAAACCGGTGAAATTGGTGTTCTGGGCGGCATTAAAGGAACTTTTGAGGACGTTAAGCCGGGCAATTACACACTTACATATACAACATTGCCGCTTGAAGAGCAAAGTAAAAAAGTGCAAGAAAAAATAAAAGAAGCCGACAAAACTTTCGATGGACAGTTTATTAAAAATGGCGTATTGAATAAGGTGGAAACTGTTACGTTGACGGGGAGTGATAAAGAAGACAAGAAAGAATCAGAGAATGTCTCATTTAAAGACGAGGCAGAGCAAGGCAGTGAAAGGTATACAGCTACCGCAGGGAAAATTTTATACAATAACGATACAACAAATATTACAGGGCAAAGATACCATTTTTCTGGTGAAATAATACAAAAATTACAGGTCGATGGAGAGTCCGCATGGCTTGTAAAAAATGACGTCGGTTATGTAATGCCTGTTTTTTCCGAAGACTTTGACGCGGCTGTTGGCGATAATGTAGAAATTTGGGGAACGCTCACTGGCGATGGATACCAAGCTTCTGACTTTAAAGTTGATAATATTGTTGGTATGACAGGTTCTATGCGTATTGTTCAATTAAATATAAATGGAAAAGAAATTCAATAAAAAATGAGCCCCGGCAAATGTGTCAGGGCTTTTTATTTGGTATTACTGTTCTGTAAATACTGTATATATCAGATACTTCATATTCTTTGACATACTTATTTAGTACTTTTTCTGATGCTAGTCCGCTGAATAATTTTTTTACTGCCCCTTCCTTCCCCTCAACATAACAAATATATTTAAAATCATTAAATGAATATACTCTCATATCATAACCTCGCAAAAAACAATATCTTCTATATTAATATCAAATATGCGCTCGTCAAAACGTTGTAGTTGAACTATCTGTTTTTCATAGTCGATAAAAACAGTCCTCGAAATTATCACTCTTGCAGTAGCGCTGATAACATTACGCAAGAAAGATAAAAACAAGGACAAGTAACCAGAGGGGTGAAACTCCCCTCCCTCTATTAAAAGTATATCACGTCTTTCATAAATTATGAATAAATATATCTGGGTTATATTAATTGTTATATGCGTTAACGGACTCGCTAGTTACTTTCAGAACACAGCATTAACTATCATTGCTATACTGACTACATTAGCTTGTTTAGTGTATTTAATAAAAAATAGGAAGTGATTTATCATGACAGAAAAAACAACATCTGATGCACAATTAAAAGCAAATAAGGAATGGCAAAGCAAGAACAAAGAACATGCAAACTATTTAAAATCTCGTTCAGCTGCGCGTTCTTTTATAAAGAATAAAGCTACGTTGGAAGATTTGGAAGAACTGGAAAAATTAATTATAGAGGGAAAAATTAATCATAAGGGAATGATTAAGGATAAATGATGCACGCTAAGCACATGCTTGGCGTTTTTTGCATAAAAAAGCCCTAACTTTCTTCCAATCGAGCAAGTGTATTCATATAGTGCATTATATGAATATCCTCTCGACCTAACTCAAGTTGTACAAATAAATCTAGCGTTATATTTGCCAAGTTAGCAGCTTCTTCTTGGGTATACCCTTTTTCAGTTTCAATTTTAATAATTTTTTCAGACAATTTCATTTTAGGCGTTTGAAATTTCGGAGTCAACGTGTAACCAGCTTGAGAAAAAATGTCAATTGCTTCCTCTGGTGTAAGCCAATCTTCCACATTTGTAATGTTATCATCTAATATGATACTTCTATTTTCAAATATTCCCATGATGTATTACCCCCTTAAAGCTACCCCCGCAAACGCGAGGGCATCAAACTAGATTTTCTTAACAAACTTCTTGTTTGCAGTTAGGTAGTAACCACTTTTTGTTTTTAAGCGAGGTGTTCCACCCTTTGTTTTCGCCATTCCGGCGATAGTGAAAATAGTCCCCGGAGGATATGTCCCGCCTGTTTTATGACTTGCTGTAAAGTCTACGGAATTGTATAAGTCGCACTGTACCAACGTTTTGATTTTTTTAGGATTTTCTGTGTAGTATGTGTTTTTATTTGAACTTGCTGGTGTGTGTGGTTTTCCTGCTTTTAATTTCGCTAATAATGTTGTATTCTGTGATGCAGTACCTTTGTAGCCTTTAATTCCGTATTTGGCTGCTAATTTAGCACGATTAGAGAAACTAGAATCCATTTTTTTGCTAACCATATAATCAACTAATCCCAAACTGTTTGTGTTTGCGCTTGGTTTAGAAGAATTACTAGTACTAGCTCCTTTTCCAAAAGTATCAGTTCCATAACCTTTATAATTAAATTGAAGGTGCGGATTGTCTACAAATCCAGACCAATCACCACCCCATTCAAATCCAAGGGACTTCGCTTTTGCCACGAATTTTTTGCCTTTGTCTGAACGATAAGCACCCCAATCAACAGTTTTACCTTTCGCCATGACGAAGTCCAGCGCTTGCCCTACTAAATGATAAGAGCGCATTGTTTGACTCGCTCCGCTCGCGACATTAGCGGATTGTTGCTCTTTTGTCCTAATCGTTTCGTAGATTAATACTTCAATGCCGCTATTTTCCGCCCAGTCGAGAAGTTTTCTCGCCGCCGCTTTTGTGTTATCCGCTAATTTATTTACATTTTCTAAACTTCTACTATAATAATAACTTGTCATTATTTATCATCCTCTACATCTTTATTTTTATTGAGAACCAACTCACTGTCAGCCGTTCCTGCGGTCGTAGGGTCGATGATAAGCCCCCAAAATGCAAATATTCCCGCGACAACTGTTATTAATCGCTGTAGCAATTCGTTATAGTCCCACGAAACGTTAAATACAAGTAACACTGCTTGTACAATGAAGAATAACGCGGCTATCATTGCGATAACCCACGTTTTATTTTTAAAGCGTACTTTCCAATTTATGTTTTTCATTTTGCTCACTCCTTGTTTTTAATTTCTTTTACATCATCTTCAATATAGTCGAGACGTGTTTCTACTTTCTCTATCCTGCCCTCCAATTTATCGACACGAGAATTTGTTTTGTTCACTCTTATATGAAGTTGCTGCCTATCCTGCCTACTTTCCTCAAGCTGTTTTGCTAAATTATCCATGCTTCCAGATAAATTATCGAATCTGTCCATAAATGGCTTTCCAACAATTTTTTTAAACAACCACGCTAGTCCGCTAAAAAACCCCATTAATAGGCTAATTAGTGCGACCCATTCCGTTATTTGCAACCCCCAAATAACTGCTCCTATCACCATTTTCACTCACCGCCTCAAAATAAAAAAAGCCATTTAGGCTTCTGTCACATTAATTATTTTTAATTTCCGACTTCGTATTTAATGCCTGACAACGCAACGTAGGACGGATTAGCATTAGCACTTGACGACACTTGTACTACTGTCCCCGTCGTCGTAAACGCGATACGTCCACTGTCCCCGTTATTTGACGCCGCTGTAAAATATTCTGTCGCTGCGGGACGTGTCCCTGCAGGCATATTTGCGACGGTACTATTTGCTGTACTCAAGAAAGTACCTGCGATCGCACCGCGAAACTCTGCAAATATTTTTGTCCCTTCATTCGTAGGTGTCGTGATTAGTCGGTACTGAGGTGTGTTGTTGTTGTCACCTGTTGAAAATCCGGATGTAAGAGGTAGCTTGACCCACGCGGTATACTCATCAAGCATACTATCAGCGTACGTTTTTGCGTCAGTTAACGCTTTATCTGCTTTCGCTTGTGCGTTAGCAGGAGTCTCTTTTGCTTCCCACGAAATTTTATTTTCAGTTGTCACATGAATATCAGAGTTATATATATGATTTTCAAAATCTTCTTGTTGCGCGAATTGTGTCGGATTAAAGCTATCAAATTGTGTTTGTAAGTTATTCGCTTCTGTTTGTAATTTACCCGTTTCTGTATCAATTTTTGTGTCAAGTTGCGCTATTTCAGTATCTAAACGCAAACTCTCACTTGTCACTTCATCGTGTAAGTCTGCGATTTCTGTTTCAACATCTGCAATCATACTTTCTAAACGTTCAAAATCACTCACGTATGTTTCTGCCTTAACAGTCCCTTGAAGCGGGTCTTTTTCAACGTAATACATAAAACGAGGCATTCCAGTAAGCTCTGTTCCATCATCTTTCTTGATAATAAAACGAGCTGTGTCGTAAATTCCCGGAACTGCAAACGCTTCTTTTACGAAAGTATATTCGAAATAACCTTCGCTTAAATTCGTCAAATTTACATGTAAATCATCAAGTATATACTCGTTTGTTCCCGGCAAAACTACCGCAAAAGTCGGTTTGTAGCCAGTTAAATCTTTCTGCAAACCGCTCTCTACAATTTGCACAGCTAACGTTAGCGAATTTATGTCGCTCTGTATAGCTTCTATACGTTCCATGTTCCAAGTTTTTTTATTTAAATCCAACGTTGCATTTATTTTTCTAAGTGCACTCATCTACATCACTCCTTTTATGCTAAACTATAAACAAGCTCTTTCAGCTCATCTATTTCTTTGCGCATTTGTTGCTTTTCTTCTTCATTTTCACGGGCATATTGCCACAAATTCGTGACAACTGCATACATATCAATTGATTTGCCGTCCGTTTTCAAATGTTCTGGCAACATTTCCGCTAACATGCCGATTTTCTTATCGAATGAATTTGTTGCTAAATCATCTTTCAATCTGTATTCAAAAACACCTGCTGATTTTACAATATCTATAGCTTTTATTCGTTCCGTATCTTCATATTTAACAAAATCTTGTTTGCGCTCAACAGTAGAATGCTGTATAAACCCCTTCGCTCGTATGTTGCGATAAACGTAACTGTCAGCACTCCCATCGTGCCCCGGAATTTTAAAATCCGAATCATCAACTACACGTGCCTCATTTTCTGAACGCAAGTATATATTTCCTGTATTTGCGATAGAAGGCGTTTCAATACCTAAATCGTTAATACTTGTCGAGCGCTCAGTTCGAATCTCACCGTTATTGAAAAATCGAAAGTCAATTCCCGACTCACTCAACTGTGTTTCTGTGTAGTTTCTAGCATTCGAACGCTGAATAGCTTGAAATATCATACCTGCGCCCGCTAAATCGAGTTTGTAACGCAACGGTGAGGGATCGCCGTTTTTTGGCACGAATTGCGCACTAAATAAGTCTGCTTGCACTGTTGAACCTGTGATAGTGACACCTTCAATATCAATTGCGCGGAGGGTTCCTGCTGTTATAAATTTTGCATTAAAATCACCATCAAGTGTCCACGCTGTTTCGTAGGGTCCATCAATTCCCGAAGAACTAAAGCCAATCCCAGACTTATTTATACGAAGAACGTCTTTTGATGTAGTCACGTCTTCGGTATCCATTATCATAATTTCCGCAGGTCTAGACGGCGGATATAACACAACGTAACCGCCAGAATTTCCTGTGATAAGGTCCGTTGCTTTTTTTATTGCGTCCTCAATAAATGAATAATTTCCGTTAATTTTATCGGCTAATTGCGCATTTTCACGTGCGCTCATTTCCGAGCTAGCACTTAATGAATACTTTGCGTCGCCTAGCTCAAGCGTCAAATACAGCTCGTCAATGGGGTCATATGTATATTTGTTGACTCTAGTTTCTATTTTCTTGTTGTAGCGTTCATGCCAAACTTCGACAGTATCAAATAGCGCAACTTGCTCAAGTACTGCAAATTCTTTATATTCTTCTGTTTTCGCTAACTGAACAAAGTCCACCTCTAGTGAAATTTTCGGAATATTATTGCCAGTTTTTTCGAACCATGCTTGAGCTAGCGTTCGCAATTTATCTTCTGTAGTATAGCCAGCGTCTTGCATTTCCGACGAAAAATCAACAGGCAACGCAAGCGGTATCTCTGTTTCGTTCACATTTTCGGCGTCGATGACTGTTTCAGATAACCGCAGTTCGATTTCACCGCCAACGCCATCGTCAATACGTGCAAATGGAATAATACGAGTAGTTACATCGCCAGTTTCCGTTTCAACAAGCCCGACTAAATTTTTAGCGTAGGCAATCCGGACACCGCGATTAGTGCCCCGATTTTTCCACAAACGAATTGTAAAGTCGTCCCATTCTAGCTCTGTACGCCACGTATCTATAATTGAGCCTTCCGTGCCCGCAATTGCTTCCGCAACTGTTTTGTAGTCAAGTTTGTAATTTGACGTGATAGAAATGTCGGACCACGCCGTGAATTTATTGGGCACAACAGCAGCGCGCAGCACCTCGTTTAATGCTGTTGCGGGTGTTATACTTTTCTTATCAACACCGACGAAAGAATTTGCAGCAAGGTCATATTGTGCAATAGCTATCGCAGTTATTTCTTTAAATTCGCCGATTGCGTCAAATTGTGACTCATCTATCCTAAATAGTTTTTCGCCGTCAAAATCGTTTACTTTTACTTTAACGACCGCACGTTTTTTTAAATTCTCAAATAATACCTTTTGTATTTCGTAATCATCGTCGAAATCATTCGGCGCATAATACGTAAATGAAAAGGTGAATGCGCCTTGGCGTTCTTCTGAAACCACTGCGTTCGCTATATTTGTTAGTGTACCGAGTCCGTTATTCGTCGGCACAAACCCATTTAAGATTTCAGGGTCGTCGGCTTTATAAAGTGTAGGATAACTCATAAGGTCCACCAACGCGGTATTACTTCGATTTTATCAACGTTGCCAGCCCACTCGAACGTATTAGCGCCAACAGCTAGCGTCGGCAAAGTGTTTTGCACTTGATTATTCGCAGGCAGTATAAAGCCATCTCGGTCAATATAACTATTTTGCATTTCGCTATCTAAAATTATTGACTCTTCGACCTCTTTTAAAATAACAGTTTTATTATTGATATATAGCGTTATATTACCAGTACCAAAAATTTTAATTCGTGGAAAACTTGGATATAATTCTGGGTTATAAATAGTACCGCCTGACTCTGTGATAGTTAGCGTATTCTGCCCCGCGGTTGACCAGCGCTCTGGTTTCCTAGTGAAATTTATTTCGCCTTCACCTACGAAAAATAAGTAAAATACTTCGTTGAAAGAAAGCGCCTGAGGCACATGTGCTTTCATGAAATAATGTTCATCATCGCTATAAAACAGTTTGCGCCAACCCGGCGGACTTTTAAGCCAGTTAAACACCGCTGTCGCCTCTTCGCGTATATTTTTAACTTCGCGATCGTTCGCAAATAAATAGCAGGGAACTGGTTCTTCTACATTTTTAAATGTTCCTTTATCGCAAAGCAAACTTCCGTTTCGTCCTGCAACGTCTATATATTCAACATTGCGTTCGGCAGCAGTATAGGAGGCGCGCTCCCGTACCGCTAAATTGAAGTCTAAACTCGACTTGTCATTAAATACAAAATATGTTTCTGTCAATATATTTACGCCTCCTAATTGCCGTAATTTAGTCCTTTTGCTTTGAATTGTCTGCGTTGTTCCTTCGCTTCTGCTTCACTTATATGCGGTCTTAAGATAGTTCCCGCACGTTTACCGTCGATGTTGACAGACATTTCAGAAATCCGGTCGCCTAACGAATCTATCCGCGCCGATAACGTGTCTTGCCACGACTGTTCTGGGCTACTTGCGTTAATACTTGCGTTGACTGCCCCGGAAAGGTGTCCGCTCATATCTTGTGCCATATTTGCGGAAATACCATTTAAGTCAGGAGTTGCGGCGTCAACCATATTAGCCGAAGCGTTCTTAATAGCATTCAGTTCATTGTTCATACCTTCAACAACGCCTAATGAAATATACTTTCCGACTTCATCGCGCATTAAACGCGATGGCGAATGAATACCAAAAAAGTCTTTTAGCGAGTTCAATACTCCCTTGCCAAAACCTTTTATTTTGCTCTGTATCCAACTTCCCATATCAGAAATACCATTCCACAAACCACGAATCAGGTCGCCCCCAATTTCAGCGATATTTGAAAATCCATTTTTGATACCATCGACCGCTTTTTTACCCATGGATTTTGCTTTTTCGCCTAATTCGCCTGCTTTTTCGCCTATTCCGGATATTAATTTTTTAATTAAATCGCCACCTTTGGACAACATTTGTCCGCCAAAACTTGCGAGTTTTGAAAGTAGTTTTAAAATTAGACTTCCGCCTGCTGCTAATAGACTACCTAACATCCGAAGTAGTCCGGAAATCAATGCGCCAATCAGTTTTACACCTGCTGCTAGAATTTGCGGGGCATATTTCACGATTGCTTTAATTAATTCGACTGCTAATTTAACTGCTGCAGCAACCAACTGTGGCAACACCTTAATAAGCCCGTCAATCAGAGCGAATATAAGTTTTACCCCTGCGTCAATAATCTTCGGTAAATTATCTATAAGAGCTTCAATAATTGCCATTAATAACGTAATTGCTGCGTCAATGAGCTGTGGTAATATCTTAATTAATCCTTCAATCAACGCCATTACGAGTTGAATTCCGGCGTCTATAATTTTGCCGATATTATCAATTAACGCCATCACGATAGCAATTATCAGCGATATTGCAGCTTCGACAAGTTGCGGTAAAATCATAATTATACCCTCGATTAATGCTGTTAAAATCTGAATACCTGCGTCAATAATTGCGGGCAATGCCGATACTAATGCATTAAGCAAAGCGGTTATAATTTGTATAGCTGCGTCTAGAATAGTTGGCAATGCTGTAAGAATACCTTCAACTAAAGTCATAATAATTTGTAAGCCTACAGTAATTAATAAAGGTAACGCCGCAATTATGGCATTTAACAAACCGGTCAAAATAGATACCGCTGTGTCTGTTATCATCGGCAATGCCGTCACAATTCCGTCGATAAGGGCTAATAAGATATTTAAACCTGCTTCTAAAATCATCGGCAATAGCGAAGTAATAGTATTAACATATGCGTCAATAATAGTTGTTATTGCGGATACTATTTGCGGCAATGCTGAGACGATTCCGTTTATTAAACTTGTAAGCAGTTTTACACCTAGTTCGATAATTTGCGGAAGTATTTTAGACATAGTCTGCGTATATGTGTCGATGATTTTTGTTACTACACTAACAATTTTCGGAATAGCTTTCGTAATTCCGTTAATCATGTTAGTAATTAATTTAGTGCCAAAATCAATAAATTTAGGTAAATTCTCGTTTAAAGATTTACTTACATTTTCAATAGTCTTCGACAGATTATCGAAAACTTGCGTAATGCCATCTGCATTAAATTCCCCCGTTTTTGCCCAAGCGGTTAGAAAGCTAATTATTAGTGAGATGGCAATTCCAAGCGGACCTGTAATTCCAAGAAGCGCAAGCCCAAATTTGGATAAAATTCCAACTAGAATACTAACAACTCCGCCGATGGCGCCAAAGGCACCACCAAATTTCTCTAGTAATGTGACTGCACCGGAGACGGATGTCGAGAACGTTACTCCTAATATTTCACCTAATTTCTTAAAAAGCGAGACAGCATATTCTAACGCAGCCCCAAACGCCGATTTTATTGCAGCGCCTACTTGCTTGCAAAAGCTGATGAATTTTGAAAGTTGACTGTTCGAGTCTGCTAATGCTTTTAGAAAACTAGCTTTAAGTACTGCGCCCACTTCTGCAAAGAAATGACCCACAACTTGAAGTGCGGTTTTCACTGCATTAAGTGCGACTAAGAACCCACCTTTTAGTGCGGCACCTGTTGCATTTACAGCATTACGGAATGTTTCGTTGTCTTTATACAAGGCATAGAAAACAGTTCCAAGCACGGTTAATACCGCGATTATAATTCCGATGGGCCCAATTAGTATACGTAGTGATGTGCCTAACAGGGTTGACCCTTTCATAGCTCCTACTAAAGCAAGTTTAAAACTTCCTAAAATTGGAATAAGTGGTCCAAGTACGAGTAAGAATGCACCTGCGGCTGTTCCTAAAATAGCTAGACCTGTCGCGACTAAAGAAACCACCGCTAGTATTTTTGCCATTGTAGGATTAGCCTCATTAAACTTATTAATAAAACCTGTTAGCCCAATAACAACTTTATTTATTGCTTGCAAAAGCCCAGCTAGAACATCTTTAATAGGTGTACCAATTGCCCGACCAAATTCTGTCATAACTTTTTTAGAAATACCGACTTGAGAATCAAATGTTTTATATCGCTTGTTTGCTTCTGCTAATAACGCAGTGTTGTTTTTCCATGCTTTGTTTCCTACAGCCAATGCGTCTGTTAGTACATCCGCGTTCCCCGACAACCGAAGCATTACATCTGATTCACGTATGCCTTTAATGCCAAGTTCATCCAGAATTGCGGTTAAATTTTTTCCCTCTTCACCGCTTTTTCCCAGACCGTGAATAACAGCATCTAAGGCACTCGCCGCGTCATTCTTCCACGCCTTTTGGAATTCTTGTGCTGACATTCCGGCAAGACTTGCAAACCTATCTAGCTTTTTGCCTCCTGAATCTACTGCATTGTTGATTTTTTTCATAACAGTAGTCATGGCAGTCCCGCCGGCTTCGGCATTAATTCCGACAGAGGACATCGCTGTGGCTAATGATAGAATTTGCGCTTCCGATAAGCCAACTTGCTTACCTTGCCCAGCCAGCCTTAAGCCCATTTCCGTGATTTCTTTTTCAGTTGTTGCGAAATGGTTACCTAAATCAACAATTGTAGCGCCCAGCCGTCCGAAGTTTTTCTGTGGCATTTTAGTGATATTAGCAAGTCTAGCTAGTGATGTAGCCGCTTCTTCACTTGACATGTTTGTAGAAACACCTAAATCGAGCATAGTTTTAGTAAAACCTGCAATATTCTTGCGCTTGATTCCGAGCTGCCCCGCCGCTTCTGCTACTGCAAATATTTCTGTTGTCGACTGCGGCATTGCTTTTGTGACTGATAATAGTTCCTTTTGCAAAGTTTTCATTTGCTTTGCGTTTCCATCTACAGTTTTTTCAACGCCAGCCCACGCCGTTTCAAACTCTGCCGCGGCACGTACCGAAGCGCCTAACCCCTTTACCATGCCAAGGCTTGCTGCACCGAACACTGCGGTCATCGCCATTCCGGCTTGTGCCACACGCTGTCCAGTCCGTTCAAGGTTTGCGCCGTAGGCACCAGCTGTTTTTGCAGTTCTATTTATCTCAGAAGTTAGCCCATTGATTTTTGATTGCGCTTGTGAAACTGAACGCGACAACCCGGTTAAATCGCCGCCAATTGTGACTAGTATGTCATAATTTGACAATAAGTTACCTCCTTTCTTTTTTATTTAAGCTGACTTAAATCTAATTGTTTCGTGAAATCTTCTAACGCTTTTTGCTGCTCTAATTTTTTATCAATTGTGCTACTGTTTTCTGCACGTTTTAACTCCGACTCTGATGGTCTCTTATAAATATCAGAAGGTTTTTTTAGTTTTTTCGCGTTAGCACCAACTGCATTGAAGAATGCTTGTATTGCCATCTGCTCGTTGCGGTCTAACGCAGCATCTTGTTCGGCTTCAATAAGTAAGTTAAACTCAAGCGGTGATAGTTGACGCACATGCGCAGGCTGTAGCTTAAAATAGCGCCAACCTGTTTTATAATATTCATGTATGTCAATGAAAGGCGGTTTTTTTAGCTCAGCAGTTTCTCCATCGCTTCCTTGGCCGGGCCTTCCAACATTTTGTTCACTGTCTTCTTGTAGAAAAAACTATTTGCCACAAGCGCATTTCCGTCGCGCATAACTCTGTCGAGGTCAAGCGTTTCATTTTCAATTGCCTGCTCTACCGCCTTGGTGACAGAATCCAATGTGAAGTTTTCGCCTGTGTGTTTCAAACCAGCGAACACAATATTTACATATGTTTGTAAGTCGCCTGTGAACACTTTACCTACGAGCGCCAATGCTCCGCCTTCGTCTAATTTATTTAAATAGTCAATACTTTCTAGCGTTAATTTCAAGTCATATTGTTTACCGTTAATTTCAAAAGTTGGAACTGCTGTTTGTTTTGTCATTTATAAACTCCTCCACGTTTAACGTCCTGCGACGATTATTTGTCAAAAAATAAAAAGCCTCTTAACCGAGGCTTTTTAGTGTTATGCTACTGGTGTATCAGGTGTTTCGTCTGCTTTGTTTGCTGGTGCACCTTCAGGCACATCGGTTAGTGTTACTTCGGTAACTTCACCAGAAAGGGCTGCTTCAATTGATAGTGATACGTTATCACCAACACCATTGTCGCGTTCAAAACTGTTTAGTTTATAAACGCCCTTTTCACCTTTTTTAGTTTTTATGTCAAGTTCTGTAATAGATACATACTGTTTCCTACGCAACGCGCTTAGCAGGTATGGAAAAGCTTCGTCGCCTGTCGTCATAATCCCACCAAATGAAATCGTTTGTGACACTTTACCGTAGTTAGTTTCATTTTTATCTTTTGTTTCAAGTTCAATATCATCTGCTTCAACAGATGTATTTCCGTCCGTTTGATTGAACGGGCGAACGTAAGTTTCACCGTTTTCCCCCGGAATGAGGGCTAAGTAAATAATGTCACTTCCTGTATATTCTAATGCCAAATTCAATTCCTCCTATGTGTTCTTTTTGTAATTGTAACGCTGATATAAGCGCGGTGATAGTTCAGTAAATCCGCAGGGCTTTCAGGTCCGACAGGTTGAACCCCTATATTGTCCGCAACCGTAAATTCATCAAATGAAGCGCAACTTAACTTATTTTTTATATTTTCACAAATAGTGCGCTGTTCTTTATTTGACGTCGGATAAACAACTATTTCATATAATTCGCTCGACTCGATTGAATCCTTTAATTTAGTACTCGAAAAATCAGCGTCATTTAACAACTTAATAGTCGCAAATGGCTTTTCATCAACCTTTAGCTCTATTCCGTCGAAAATGGGGCGCACAACTAATCCAGTTACGTCTGCAACAAAATCACGTAAAATAGTTTGTTCATTAAGCGACATTACTTAGACACCCGCTTAATACCAGCTTTAATTTTTTTCGTATAAACAGGCGTATCTTCTTGCACAGTTTTCCGCACAAAGCCCGACTTATTTTTGTTTGTGAATTCCTGAATAGTAGCGTAATCCAAGTCACTGCCATATTGACCCTTCGTCTTTTCTTTCATTTCAACGCTAGCCGGAAAGCTATTTGCCAGCGCCCCAGTTTTTCGCGGCGCATATCGCGCTGTTTTACTGCTAGACTCATGAAGTTGCCTTTCCGTTTCTTCACTAACCGCGTCGATATATTTTTCGAGGTCAAGCTTACCTTTTAACGATGAACTTATATTCACATTAAAATTTATACTCATTAATGTATCAACTCTCCCAACACCTCAACACGATTGCGTTGCCCGATACCCTTTTGAGGTGTGCCAACAACTTTATATTTCTTTTGCGCATAATTAAAAAAAGTAATAGGCGTCCAATCTTCGAGGCTAATATCAACTTTTATATCTGCCGATTTTGTCAAAACACCGTCGTTTATTTCAACTTGTTTTCCAGCATTTTCAGTAACATGTGCGCTAACAATCTTTGAGGCTACTTGTGACTCTAGCGGTTCGCCTGTGTCAGGGTCTACGTTATTAGCTACTTCAATCAGCAATTCAACTTCGAATTTACGCCCCGCAAGCATTTCTTCACGTGCTGACTGCATAAACTTAATATCATCATTCGTAATCATCAAACAAGCCATCCTCTCGAGGTTTCATAATGTAAGTTAAAAATGAGGTGCACCGCGGATGGGGCGCTTCAATGGGATAATCTGTATTTTCAATGTAGTTGCCCTTTCCCAAGCCGTAGTGGTCCGCAGACGCAAGCGCCACACATTTCGGCGAATGATGTATACCTTCTGTAATATGCCATCCAACCACGTACTTACTCCGTTTTCCGTTTTCGATAATGGCACGTCGGTATGCGTTCGGACCATCCGACTTGACTACGTTTTCAGTACGCCACCGCTCGTTTTTTAATGAATTCTCAATACCGTTTACAGTACTTTGAAACCCCTTTTTGCTGTTTACATTTACTGTGACGCGTATTGTGTCGTGTATACTTCGCGCTAGCCAATACGCACTATCATTAAGCGTTAACCCATTTTCCCATTTATGACCGAATATCTGTTCAACGATAGAAGTTTTAACCTCATTTTTAATTGAGTCAGCTACCAAAGAAACGCCGTAAGTAACAGCAAAATATTTTACTAATTTATCTGTTGTCCACGACGCTGTGTCCTTAATAACTGCCGCAATAGTCTCGTCTACATCAGTCTTAAACTGTGGAAACAATGCGTCTAACTCACGCATGATTTTTGCGTTCTTACTACGTTGAATTGTGCCGTCTTTATCTGCATACTTGGCGAGAATGTCCATCACATCATATTTAATTGACTCTATGCTTTGTATTGCAGTTGCGGACTGCACATTATTCAACTTTTTATATTCTTTTGCTAATTCCGCAAAAAACTGTTCAATATTCATGCGCGGTCAAGCCTTTTCAGTACTTTAAAAGTCGAAACATTTCCAAATTGTTCAGCATACTGCGCTTTAAGTTGCGCCAGTAGTTTCTGATAATTTGACGATGTGTTACCTTTCGAAATACTTTCTTCGCCGTCACTAAAATTAAAGAAATGTGCTGTATTTAACGCTAAGTCCTCTACGCCAATGATTCGAGCACGTAATAATATTTGTGTTTCATAACCGTCGAAAGAGTCCTGCGACGACGGAAAGCCTTCCGCTTCTATTGCCTCGTCAAGCCAGTCCGACAATAATTCCGGAGTAACATTCGGAATATTCGAAAATTTACGAGTAAGTTTTTCAAGTAAATCACTTTTCGTCGTCACAATGACGCCTCCTTATTTTGTTTTTTCTTTTGCTTTACTTGCCGGTTTCGCTGGCGTTTCTATAACTTTCACAAAACCGTCTTTAACTAAACGCTCAACATGCGCAGAATCGACTTCGAGTTTATCACCAACATTACTATAGTCGACCTGCCCCTTTAGAACTTCTACTTTGACCTTTACCAAATTATTTCACATCCGCAAGTAGTAATAGTTTAGGGTCTTCCATAATCGGAAATCCTGCTGCTACACCGCGTAAAATAGATTGAATAGGCTCTTTCTTGTCGTATGCGTCAACAAATACGCCCGGATTAAATTCGTTTTCGACTGTAGGACCGAATAGGAAGTTACCAACGCCCTCGGAAACAAATACAACACGATTTTGCGGATAAAATTCAATCACTTCATCGGCGCCCGTATACATATTACGTACTGTAGATTTACGATTTTTTACAATTTCAATTGCTGGTAAAGCAAAACCTGCCAGTACTTCGTTAACTTCTGCTTGACTAACACGAGCCGCTGCAGTGTTCGGGCGTGCTTCTGAAATAATCACTTTATTTTTAGCTAACAATGCAAAAATTTCTCGAGGCATTAAAATTGCGTCAGCAGCTTTGCCGTTCGTTTCTTCGTATTTTGCTGCCCAGTTAATTAAATCAGCAAGCGCGTCGTGGTCAACGTTATCCCATGTATTCGCGCCAGTTAGCACGATTTGGTGCTCCGATGGTACGCCATAATCAAAGCCAACTTTTACGTTGTTTTTGTTGTAGCTCAATTTACCTGTCGCAATTGCTTCAAGTTTCATTACCTCTACGCGATCAAGAATTGCGTTAGAAATATTGATAGCTTTACGTTGTAACTTCGCAATCATTTCCGCATGCTCTGTATTACTGCGGCTTTGATTTAAAGCAAGCAACTCTTCTTCGGTAATAATATCCTTAATACCGATTTTAGCTAATTCACCCATTTTATTTGCAACTGCGTCGCGGTCCATAACCGGTGGTTCAGAACCATAACCAATCATTGCCGCTAAGTGTTTGTTGCCTTTAATAATATCATAAGTAAATGTTGTACTAGAAGTATTTTCGTTCGGTAAGAAGCGCGAGCCGAACGTCGGTGTTTGCTCTCGTAACTCAATACTTTCATCAATTAATCCTCTAAGAGCTGGTTTTTGAAGCTCTTCTAAATGTGTGATACCTGCCATTTAATTATACAATCTCCTTTACGTAGCGAATTTCTGTTGTTTTTTCTTTGAATTCGGGGGTTACATCAACTAACTTTGCGTCATATACAGAACCGCGTGTGATGACCTCGCCAGCAATGCCGTCGTTAACTCCATCGCAATTCCAGTCGACGTTTAAAATACCGAAGTCGGCATAAGTTGCAATATCTGCCGCAACAAATTTAGTCCATTTTCCTGTTGTAGCGTCTTGCGCAATAGCTTGCCCGACAGGCACATAACCTGAGCCGATTTTTGCGGCGTCTAGTGTTGCACCGCCTTCAATAAATGTAAAATGTTCACTTGCTAAAATGTTTTTGCCGCCTTTAAAATCAGTGCGGCTCGTTTTTGGTGTGTAAATTGGCAATTTATTTCCTCCTATTTTCGTTTAAATAATTTTCGAGCGGCTTCGCGCCCTTTTTCTTCTGCTTTATCTTTTGTTGTTTTTGTTTCCGTTTTTGCTCCCGGCGCATTTAACGAAGGGTCCACGGATTTTTCAGGCGGAATAAGCTCAGTAAATAAGGTGATTTGTTCCGACAATTCTTCTTCTGTATCGCCTTTTACAAATGCTTTTGCCTTTTCTAAGCGTTCGCCTGTGAAGCCAGCTTCTGCAAGCTTACTAGTTTTAAATTGAGTTAAGCTTAGTTGTTGCTTTTCATGTAGCGCTTGCTCTTTTTGTTTTAATGCTTCCTCATACAAATCTTTGTAACGACCAGCTTCCTCGTCTTCTTTCCGCTTTGCTTCGTCAATTTGTGCACGTAATTGATTAAGCTCCGTTTCAGCCTGTTTCTTTGCGTCGTTAACTTCTTTAAATCGTGTATAAGGAACTTTTTCTTGCTCTGTCTGCGTATTTTGCGTGTCTTCTTCAACCGTTTTTAACGACTCGTCAGTCGAGTTTGATTCATTTAATTCTTCATTAGTCACTAATTATTTCCTCCTCGTTTAACGTCGTGTCCGACGAAGTGTTCAGCGCATAAATATCCTCACTCTGCCGCTTTTCTAGCGACTCGGCTTGTATTTCTTGCTTTTTCGCTGTTGAATTTTCGACACCGAGACGATTCATTGCGCCTGCGGTGGACTCAAACCCAGCTCCTACTTCCTCAACCAGCAATGAAACTAATTCCTTGCGATTATCCGGTAACGGAAGCACGAACTTAATTTCATTTGTATAATTATCGCCAATATTACGTACAACTGTTTTGTCATATGCGAATGTCGACACAGATAAGCGTGCTTGTAAATATTCGATTGACTTTTCATGTAATTCTTGTAGTTTTGCCTGCCAAACGTGCCAGTGTTCTTCTGTATCTTGAATGATGTCGTGAAATATTATTTGTAAAGCTTCTGCGTTCATTCCGCCAAAATTAAGGTCCTGCGCTGTGAAATTCGGAATAGAGGACACTTCATGTAAAGCACCTTTCAATCGCATAAATGTGTCATTTAATGCTGTTGTATAAGTAAAATTCGACTCCGATTTTTCAACGCCGGGGTCTCGCCCTTCGTTCGTGCTATTTAATGCCGCTGCTGCACCGGGCGCTATATCAATACCAAGCAACTGCGCCCTGTCGATGTTTTTAAAATACGTGACGGGGAACATTTCAAATTTTAGCGAGTCGATTGCGTCCTCGTTTAATTGGTTTAATCTATCAGTAATTTCCCGCATGTCATCCAATTCGGTCGACTCACCCGCGGTAACTTGTAGTAAACTTTGTGTAGGAATTAACACAACTGGAATAAATGATAATTGCATAGACTCATTTGAAATCCATTCATTTACTACCTCAAGATTTTCATTGTAGTATCCCTCAGTTAGATAACAGTTTTTTATGCCTGTTTCGTCTGATTTTAGTTCAAACGTTTGTTTCTTAATAAGCTCAACCTTTTCACCGTCGTCGTCCCAAAGTTCGATAGAGCGTACAAAACTCACTTTTATAAGCTCTTCGTAGTCATCGTTGCTGAAAACAGGAAAAACTTCGGTGTCAGGGTGCCAAACCCACTGCAATTTACCAGTCGTGGGATTAAAAACTAGCTTAATAGCAACACGTGACGCAATTAAGCGGTCTTTCGCCCCCGCTAGCAATGCCGCTCTAAAGTTGTTTTCACGCCAAAGCTGGTAAAGTAATTTTTCGTAACCCTCTGCGCGCTCATTTTCATTTTGCTGTGCTGAACTAGGCGCATAGCTTTGACTAAGTCGCATATTTTCATTGTCGATTAACTGCGGTGCGACGCTTATACCGTGCATTCCGCCCATTTGCCATTGTGCTTTTGCGTCAATCATTCGTTTAAAATAATTGACCTCAAAACGTGTAGGGTCATAATCTAAACCGGGTGGGCGCGGTAAATCTTTCGCCTTAACTAATTGACCTGTTTCGGGGTCTACATGCTGATAACCAGCGTAGTAATTATATGATTCGACCTGTTTTTGAAATCGCTGAAATTCTCGCTCACCGATTGCCTCCATGAACGGCGATTTTAGCAAACTGTCCACAGTATCAGCAGTCAAGAAGTCACTTTTTAATAATGCTATTTATACTCACCTCCTAGTTTTAACGGTAGCCTCGGCGCTGTATAACTTCTACATTTTGCGCAACCTTTGCAATTTTTAACGCGTCAGCCAACGCGTCGGGCCCGTCATCGTGATTGTGCGACGGATAATACTCTAACATTTCAAGTAAAAGCCTATGCGCCTTGTTAAAGCGAACACGCCCCGCCTCAATATCCGGCAACATCGCTTCAATACGTAATGCTTTGCGTGTTTTTTGTTTCACTTTAGCGATACGAGTTTTCGCAGGGTAGCCGTGCTTTTGAAGCTCTTCGCCTAGTTTGTCGGCAAACCATTCTTGCGCCTGTTGCGACTCTACTGCTAAACGTTCATACTGATAAGTCATTGTTTTTTCAACAATTAGCTGCAAAAATTTGTCAGGCTTTAGCCGTTCAATATGCGCGTCAATTACGTAGCAAATGCCTGTGTCTCGTTTTCTTGCGATCGTTACAATCGCCGAATAGTCGCCCTTTTCCTTGCCCATTGCGAAGTCAACCGAGCCGAAAATATCACATTCATTAAGCGCCAAATCGGCTTCCGCATAATAAAAAAAGTCGTCAGGATTAAATACCTGCGACTCTTCATCCAGCGGATTATTCATGTATTCTTGATTAAATGCTTTTGAGCCCATTTCTTCGCGCTTCTGCATGAAGTATTTATAATCATACCGCGAAGCCCACAAAGTGCCGGTACCTTTCAGCATTTTTTGCCTATTTTGCTCGAAAAAACTGTCGGCAAGGTATTTAGCCTGCTTATCATCACTATTGTAAATTTGCCGCCATTTCTCCCATAGCTCCGGGTGTTCTGAAAATGAGGTAATCGCTGGAAACTTCTGCGACTTAAATTCGCGGCTTTTTGTGACGACATGGTTCAGTAGCGAATCGTAATGTACAATTGTCCCCATGTAAACACATAACGCGTCACGGTCCATCGCTTGCATCATTTCCGATTGAAACCAACGCAAATTCTTTTCGCGTAATTCTTTTGTGTTTGTGTTGTCGTTCGACTCTAAGTCGTCGAGCAGAAACAAGTCGGGGCGTGTGTTTAAATAACGTAGCCCACGCATTTGTGTGCCTGTACCCTTCGCTTCTACCTTCGTGCTCGACAGCGTAATAAACTCATATTTATTATCGAGTTCGTTGCGACTCGGTTGCTCGCTTAACAGTGTGCCAAAATCAGCGCGAAGCTTTTCGTTGTATTTTAACTGTAGTTTTGTCCACGCAATGAAGTCGCCCGCAACATCTTTAGTTTCTGAAATGACAACGATATATTTTCGCAACCTGAACACGACCTGATGTGCGAGAAAGCCGTCGGTGAGGTACGCTGTTTTGGCGTGGTTACGTGCAACAGCCCACGCAATGTGAGACTCTTCCTTACCTTGCGTTACGTCATTTAGCATACCGCATAGTTCACGGTGAAACTCTGCCGCTTCCTCAATCGACTGCCCCGCCGGAATTAAGTTGCCGGGGTTGTCCGGGTTTCGGTCCTCGCTAAAATATTCGTACATAAAAAATAATACATCATGTTCTGCTCGGTGAATTCGCTTAAGTTGCTCTAATTCTTTTAGATCAGTTAGCAACGTTTCAACTTGCGACTGCGAAGCTTTGCCTGCGTCGTTTAATTTCATGAGCACTTGCGCATGTTTCGTTAAAAGTTCAATACGGTTTTGCCGTGCCGCTCGTGTCAGCCACGGCGCCAGTTCTGCGGTCAATCCTGTTTAACTCCCGTCGACTTACTTAGTCGTGCAATTTCGGTTTCTAAGTCGGCGCTATCTCTCGTGCGCGTTGTTAAGTCGATAGTTTGCTCATTCTTAACCCAGCCCAGCGATTTGAACATTAAGTCCAGCGCCTTCGTGGACGGTTGCGGACCGCCTATTAATTTGCTCATTGCGCCGAATGCTTGCGGTGCTAGTGCGCTCAGTTGTTCGCGGCTGGCTTCTGCCAATGCTTCTTGAAATACTGCGTTTCTTGTGCGCCAGTTATATAACGTTTTTCGCTCGATGTCCAGCGTTTCGGCAATACTTTCCATCGAAAGGTAGTCCGGGCTATTCTTATTTTGCGACGCTTGTTCTAACAGCATATAAATAGCACGTTGTTGCTGCTCAGAAAGCTGCTCAAATAATTTTTCTCTACGTGTTGCCATTTTAGGTTAACACCTCCTTAATTTTGCGTATCAAAAAAGCCTCGATGATTCGGGGCTTTAATTGTTAATATAATCCGTAGTTATGAAACCACTTAAACTTCTACGGTATCACTCGTCAGCGATAGGTTTTTTATCTTGCACTACTCGCCGTGTTGTCTTACCTTTGGCTTTCACAAGGGTGGACCCTATAAAACCTTTCCATCTCTGCAATTAAGTTGAGGGAAGGTATTGTCGTTAATATACTCGGCAAGGATTTGCACCTTGCATGAACTAATTAGTTTGTTTTACAGGAGTTTTAAGCTAAGACATACGTTTCTTAGCCACATTAGTTCTATCCTGTGATTCGTCTACCTATTCCGCCACGAGCATGGACATTATAAAACGACCCCGCCTGTTCCACATTGTTAAGAGGTGTGCGGGGTTTTATTCAGTTAGTAGACTCAGCAAGGATTTGCGCCTTACATGAAGTCACTTATGGCGCCACACTACTTCAAACGTGGTTAAATAATCCGCCGGGCGCCTTTCAATTTCAACACAAGCAAATACGCCTTTGTATTCGCCAATGTTTGCGTATAGCTTGTTTAATTCATATTGTGTCGTTGTTTCAATGCGTATAGTTTCCGCCACTTTTAACGCCTCCTTCTTGCCAATATATTAACAAACAGAAGCCGTTTTGTGTTATGCTAATAGCATAGAGGGTTCGCCAGCGCCCCAGTTTAAAAATTTTGGTAGCATTTTACACGGGTCAGGAAAAATATAATTTTGCGCAACCCACCCCGGGGATATTTCGCCGCGTATGCGCTGTATAGAAACGCATAAATATTAGCGAATATACAAAGTTACTTCCTCTAACATACATTATGTAAACTAGCCACTGCCTCATAACCGCCGTACAATGCGATTTCACATACTCTAATAACTGTCGTATATTATACATTTTATTCATCGTCAACTAACATCGGCGTAAACTATTGATGTTATGCGAATTATATTCGATTGTGAATATACGCCATTGCTTGAACATTAAAAGCGCAATGAATAAACTGAATATTAAATATTTTCACAACCCCTTGGTTTTTCGGTGCTCTCTCGTCTGGACGGGCGAGCTGACTAAACGCTATCGCTGCGTTTTATATATGCGGGTAAGATATGCGCAACTCAAACTGTGTTACTTCATATATAACAGTCGTCACATTGAGCGCATACCCAACATAATAATACACCCGTCAAAGGGTAGACTACGCCTTTATACTTCGATATATAAAGTTCAAGTAATACCTCGCTTCATTCGCTAACGCTCATTGCGCTCGGGCATACTATTAAATCAGCGTTATGTAATTAATGATAACCCTAAGTGAGCGAAGCGAGCTTAGCAGAGGCAGCCGCCTGCGAAAGCTATAGCGCTTATATAGGCGCATAACTGCTCCCCCTTACCCCCTCATATACTAGTAGTTAATCTATAGCAACTCGTCGGGTATGACGCTAAAAAAGGTACGAAAGCCCTACGGTTTTTAGTCAATAAGTGTGAGTTTACACCCGACGAACACGAAACGAGTTGGTTGGTTAGTATAGCGCAAATACCACTCATTATGTGTATATACCACTCAATTCGTGTTATATACGCGCTAGGTTTCGGCATAGTTGCGTGTTAGTAATGATGCACTCTTGACATATACTAGACGCGCTAGGTATAATACTATTGCGCGTCTCTCTATATAGTGAGCGTGTGAAACGTTGGTAATACGCGGTCGTGGCGGAATCGGCAGACGCGCTAGGTTGAGGGCCTAGTGGGGTAAAACCCGTGGAGGTTCAAGTCCTCTCGGCCGCATCAATTAAAAAATTCCAAGGTTAGAATCTAACCTTGGAATTTTTTTGTATCTTTAATATCTTCTATAAACAAATAACCCGCTAGCTACGACAATAAGCAGTCCTGTAAAAATCGTTGAGCTCTTTGAACTATCGCCCGTTTGCGGTAGAGCGGTAATTTTTGTCGTTTCTCCACTTACCTTCACCACTGTACTCCCCTTTGTTGGAGTTGGTTTTAGAGGTACCATTATTTTATTATCACTAAAAGTAATATTAATAGTTTTTTGAGGATTAAATGGTATCGTTACGCGAATTTCTTTGGCTGATTTTTCATAACCAGGTGGTGCTGTTACTTCCGTTATGACATAAGTTCCGGGTTGTAAGTTTTCAGCAAGTGCATAACCTTTACTATTTGTAGTTACTTTTTTTAATGTCGTTCCATCTATTGACTTTACGTCGAAAACGGCATTTGCTAGACCTTTTTTATTCGCTTCATCTTGTTTAAAAATAGTAATTGATCCTGTTTTCTCAGCGTTTTGAAAAGTGAGTTTGACAGGATTTGTATCGCCGTACGTGATAGTAAATTTCTTGGGTGTTGTGTTTTTCTGATATCCAAGGGGTGCTGTAACTTCGGTTGCTGTATAATTCCCTGGTGGCAGTCCTTCTGCAGTTCCTGTCCCATTTTGATTAGTTGTTATTTTTGCTACTTCTGATTGAGAATTATCTTTAATTGCGTAAAACGCTCCACTCAGTGCCTTATCTCCTGAAAGTTTTTGAATTTCCACTTTACCATTCGTCGTTATTCCCGCATCTATATCAAAATTCTCACTTTTTAAATTAGGTACATTTACTGAAGCAATACCAGTTTTATCTGGTTTAGAATTAAGGCTCTTGTCATTACCTTGATTTGCTTTTGAAAAAATAAAATCATTATTCGGTAGGCTAAATTTCACTTGATAGTCCCCTGGCAAAACATCTGTGAATAAATAAGAGCCGATATTATTTGTGGTCGCACTTTCTTTAAACGTACCATCTTTCGTTAGTAAATCCACCCTTACTCCAGGAGCAGGTTCTTCGCTATCTTGCTGAATACCATCCCCATTAAAATCATACCAAACAACATCGCCAATTTTTGCACCGTTTACATTAATATATAACTGAACATCATCTAAGAAATTTCCGCTTGTAAGTGAACCATTTGCAGTTGAAATTGGGTTAAAAGTTAGTCTTGTGATAGTTTGTCCAGCTGGAACCGTATAATTCCCTTCAAAACTCCCCCACGTTTCCCCATTAGAAACTCTCGATACCTCCGTTTGACTTTCGGGTGAACCAATAAGCAAATCGGCTGTGTCTACACCAGTACGACCACGATGCGAAAACTTCCATGTTAAATTCGAACCTGGGATTGTCCGAATATCCTGATAAACTGGTCCAATACCATCTGAATTTAATTCAATAAAGTTATTTCCCGAAAAAGCAGGCACATTATATCCATTACCATTTTGCCATACTTCTATATTTCCAGTTGGATTAGTTGTGCCCCAGGCATCTACACCAGCTTGATTAACCATCCATACATTTGTTGTACCAGCATTTTGACCGTAATCTGTGATATCAACATCTTCAAAATCATTATTTTTAATAGCCCATTTTAACTGCCAGCCATTTGAAGATGTTGGAGAAGCTTGCACTTTTTCAGAAGTACTTCCAATAATAAGCAACACCATTAGAATGAAAAAACCACCTATTAATTTTCTTTGCAT